ACTGGCAGAGGGGATTGAACCCACATGCAACCTATTACCCTTTCTACTGTGTATAAGACAGAGGGGATATGCCAGTATATTGGGGTGTTAGATGGGATTTGAACCCATGCCATAAGGAGCCACAATCCTCTGCTCTACCTGACTGAGCTACTAACACAGTGCTGATGGAAAGACTCGAACTTACATCTGAGGGTTAACAGCCCACTGTTCTAACCTTTGAACTAAAGACCCATTATTTGTTGCTCCTATTAGAATCGAACTAATGACCTTTTCCTTGTAAGGGAACTGTTCTAAACCACTGAACTAAGGAGCATTGATAGGGCAGTTTCTTTAACCTCTAACTGCCCAAAAGAGGGTTCAAGCAAAAGCTCAACATTATGAAAACATGAAAACATAGTGTGGAGAATGAGGGACTTGAACCCTGAACTCCTCCTTGCAAGGGAGGTGTGTTAGCCAATTACACCACAAACCCCATTAGTATAGTAGACAGGACTCGAACCTGCATCCTCTGCATCCCAAATGCAGTGCCCCACCAATTAGGCTACTACTATATATTGCGGAGAGCAGTGTACTTGAAACACATACCATTACTGGTACAATCTGTTTAGCAGACAGTCCCTAAGACCTCTTAGGTTTACTCTCCATTTGCCTACCTACCTCTGTAGGATAGGACTTTAGTAGATTAAAAGTGGATTAGCAGGATGTGGGGGAATTGAACCCCAATCTCCTGATTGACAGTCAGGCACATTAACCACTATGCTACACACCCTAAGTTGTAGAGCTATTGGGATTTGAACCCAAATTTCTGCCTTGAGAGGGCAGTTACCTAACCCTTAGTAGATAGCTCCATTTATTTGTATTGGGTATGGGACTCGAACCCATAATCTCCACATTGAAAGTGTGGTGACTTAACCACTTCGTCTAACCCAACATTTAGTACCCCCTATAGGAATCGAACCTATATTCTAAGTTTAGAAGACTCATGTACTATCCATTGTACTAAGAGGGCATCTTCTCTATTATTTGTTACCCCAATAAGACTCGAACTTATGTTACAGGAGCCAAAATCCCGTGTAATAACCAACTATACTATGGGGCAATAAAAAAGGAATGTTACTCTAAACAACTGGTTAAAGTAACATTCCTAATAATGGAAATTTCCTAAAACCAATCTCTCTTTCTCAATTGCTCTGCAAAGGTAAGCAAAATATTTGAAACCACCAAACTTTTCCCAATTATTTTCAATTCAAGTATCATTTTCTTGTCTTGAAGGAGTAAAGTTAGGCTTGATTTTAGGTCTTATCTATATTCTTTCAAGTAATTCCTACTAACTTGTTAGCCCAAGATTCAGTATAAAAACTGTAGTAGTTCCATTTAATTCCTATCTTACTACATAGGTAATGTACTATGTTATGTAGTAGTGATGGGATTCCTATTACTATCAAATATAGTGGACCTAATATGTCAGATTGCTTACTATGACCACATTCATGTTGAATGGACTTTTGTGATGACATAGGATTCACAAAGAGATAATCTCCTAAAGACATAGCTGAAGGTAGAGTAATATTCACTATAATAGTGTTACCATCTGCCTTACCTTCTCTATATGCAGCTTGGCACAATATACCCTCTATACATAGAGCAAGTATATTCTGTGGAAACTGCCATAACCATTTAATAGAATCCTTAATGTAATTACTTATCTTCTTCATTCTTGTATATAGTAATATCCCTGAAGCTTTGTTATGGCTTCATAAGAGTTATTTCTAATCTCCTTTTAACTACTAACTTCATTAGACCAGTTCTTGATTATACCCCTATAGCATGATTCCCTGTGCCTTTTCTCAGGTGGATGTGCTCATGCAATCTAACTTATATAGTAGCAATTTTAGTAGTATTGGGGACAACCTCCTCTCTATGTAAGGTGAGAGTACTAACCCAACTTCTAACCCATTACTTTTTAACCTCATGGGTGAGAGGTTAATCCACCATTAACCTCTACTGGGATGCAAAGGTAGATAAAAGTTTTGATATATGCAAATATATAAATGAAAAATTTATAGGAAAAATAATTTTCTCTTTTTTTTTTGCTGCTTTTCTCCACCTTTCTAATTAGTATAGGGGTGATTTTGACCCCCCCCCTATCTCATTTTCTAATTTTTTTTTTTGATTTTTTTTTTTCTGTGATATTTTTATGAGTGGTGGTTACACCAACCACACCCTCCCCATCACTTAGCCCAAGGGGGTCCTACCCCCGTAGCTAAAACAATTTTATTATTAACAATTTAACATTTACCATTATGGAAAAGAATTTAGTTTTCAATGACACTCTGACAGTAGAGCAGTTCAAGGCACAAATGAATGTATCACGCATTGATGTGAAGAAGAATCCTAAGACAGGCAAGCTCTTCTTCACCTATGGTGCAAAGACAGGTGCAGTTGCAGTCAAAGGCATTCCAAGCAATCCAATGCTCAGCAATGTCACTGGCTCTGATGGTTCTAACTTCTGGCTGTTGCATGAAGAAGGTCAGGGTGGAGCACCTGTATTGGCAAGCTTCTAAGCAGGGAGGGCAACAGGCAGAAATGCCTGTTTGCCTTTTCATTTCCTTTAAGCATTAATAGTGTTTAATCCTTTAAGCATTAATAGTGTTTATGTGTAAAAGTTATATGAGTAAGCATTAATATGCTCTTAGTATAACTCCAAAATATGTTACACATTATATTATATGTAATAGGATTTAACTATGTTAGTGATTAGAGTGAGATGAAATGTGCTCTATTTACATCTCTTCCTGACAAGAGGATTAGAGAGGTAAGTAGAGTATTTAGAAGTTTAGTACATTGGGTAAGTAGGATAGGATAATAGAGTGTGGAATACACTTTATGTCCTATCTTCCTTGTTTTGTGTTGAATGTAACTTGTTGATTTATTGAGAGTTAATAGTATGGACTGACATATTGTCAGATGTGTGACATTATGACCCATCCCCACAAATACCTCTCATTGAAACCAACAATTAGTAGAACAATCATCCAATAATGTATGACTGTTTTTACTGTTACAGTTTATATGCAAAACTACACTCTAACAAGCAATAAAATTGCACAGAGAGTAAGAAGGTTTTGAAACTAAATATATTAGGTCAGAATTAAGGCATATCAAAGACAGCAACTAATATTATATGATTTTAGGAATTAGGAAGTATTAGTACAAAGGAAGCACACATATCACCGAGAAAACTGTGATTGTTTCATAAGAGAAGTCATAATAGATGTCTATGGAAGAACAATAGTTCTGGGTGGACAACATGCCTTTGAATGGTCTATAACTATTCACACAAGAGAAAGAATAGTAAAGACTATTTATCCTAATGGCAGAGAAGCAAGAAAAGAGTTCTACAAATATAAAAGAAAGAAGTGATGGATTTATTTATATATTTATTAGTAGGCTTACCATTAAGCCTACTCTTTCTTTATATCATATTTGATATATTAAACAGGGGATAGATATGAAAAGACTCAAGATTATACTTAAAGGAGTGTTATTATGGATAACAACCTTTGCAGTTATACTCTTCATGTCAGGAGTAGACAGCATTTATGACAATGGATATTTTATACATTCAATTACTGTGTGTGTAGTATTATGTTATACTTGCTATAAGCTAATATCTGAAGAGGAATTTGAAATATTGACTCTCTATAAATGGTTTAACAAAATAACAGGAGAAGAATCATGCGAACAATAATTGTAGTTTTCACAGATAGGAAGGTATCTCTCAATGAGGTATCTTCCTACAAGAAGTATAAATTCTTGTGCAACTATGATACTGTATCTCTTTATGATATGGTAGAGGACCCAAGATACACTGGTAAGATGATGGTAGTAGGATTTACTTGTGATACTGATAGAGTTCAACAAGGAATAACACTGAAAGACATCTATATTACCAAGGTAAATGGGCAAGTTATCAATCAGCCTGCTGGGTTAGTTTATGGTAGCTTAGCAGGAAGTGATTTTGACATTGACAAACAAAGAACAAGCAACATGGAAGAGAAAAGAAACATCAAGGTAACACTTGAACAGGCAATAGAGTGGTATAATAGTGGTAATAGTACATTGCGTACATTAGCACTGAGTGCATACACTGAGGATGAATTGAAGTTCAATCTCAAGTACATCAACAGCAAGGTATGCAATACATGCTTCTGTGCCAGTGTTCCTGCTAATGAAGCAGAGAAGTACAATACACTTGCAGACTTGGCAATCATTGCTAAGTTCTTCAATGGCTCTTGGAAGAAAACCACAAACAATACAGGATATTTCCTTGGCAATTTCAATGCTGGATGTGGTCCTGTAGTTGATACTTGTAATGGTGTTGGTGTATATCAGCACAATACTGTACAGTATGCAGGTGTTGTGTATTTCAGGAATCAAGAAGATGCAATCAAAGCAGTCAAGATTTTGGGTAAAAGAGTAAAGAGTCTATTTGACTAATAGAATTAAATTCATAACAAATACTGCCGGTCTGTGAAGATAGGCAGTATAAATGCTCCCATAGCTCAGTGGATAGAGCAATAGTTTCCTAAACTATAGGTCATAGGTTCAAATCCTATTGGGGGTACAAGGTTTTGTAACTCATATAAGGTAATTTGATTGTTTTTAGGTAAAGGATTTTTAGTTCGGGTGACATATTGTCACTACAGGTCAGAGGTTCGTGAGAATATCTGACCTTTTGTGATGTCTCCATAGCTCAATTGGATAGAGCAACAGACTTCTAATAGGAAAATCTATAAGCATTAAGTTAGTGGCAGTAGGTGTCTCTGATAAGGCTATGGCTTTCAAAGTTGAGGGAGTGGACAATATTTGTGCTAATGAAGTACCTCACATTACTATTGCTACATTTAGAGGAGGAAACCCTGTAGATAGTAACAGAATCATTAATTGGAGGTGCATTGAACCTGTAATAATTACTGCAAAACTTGAAAAGAGATAGTAGTAAAATGCACAGTCTGCATAATCTCATGTATCTAAGAACTGGAGCATGGGATATGCAGACACTACTTTATGGGGCATTTTGGTTTTGATTGCTGATTATTTGGTAAGAGAACATGCAAGGACTGATGGAAAGACATCAAAACAATAACTGGCAATACTTCTTATAGAGTTGCTGCCTAAATGGGCTGAGTAGCACTTACTTGGAAACAGAAAGGTGCAAAGCCTGAATGAAGACTAAGGCTGAGGGTCCGACTTTAAGAGCATTAATAGGCTGTGGTCTCACAGAAGGTAACTCAACTTTTTCCTTGTTTATGGGCAATAAAACAAGGTGGTGGAAATGCTGTAAATCCAGACAGACCCAGTGGGTAACTGACCACATTAAAAAGTAGTAAGCATGTGTAATTCTTTTATTAAAGGTTGGTAAGACAGGGGTTCGATTCCCCTATGCTCCACAAAATAATCTTAGTATTAACTAAAAAAAAAAGTATGTTTTATGTATTAATGTTTGAGTTCATGCTATTGGGAGTAATAGGTGGACTATTAAGTATATTCTATAGGAATTGCCTGAAGGTTGAGGATATGATATTCTATCCTTTGTATAGTAAAGTGTTTGTACCTATGGTTAAAAGTGGCAACAGGTTCTTACATTTTATAGCATATCCATTGGGATTCTGCATCTATTGTAGTACCTTTTGGATAACCATGCTCATTCTTATACTCTTCTTGACAAGCTGGGATTCACTTCCTAAGTGGCAGGATATTGTAATAGGAATTATAGCAGCAGAAGGTGTAGCTCACCTGATAGTGTGTATAAGTTGCAGATTCTTGATACACAAACATCCTGACTTAGATAAGGATTACTTAAAACATTTACATGAATAACTAAAACAGTAAGATATGCAAAAGGATTTAGTTTTCTTCAAGAAGGAAGGTGAAGAAGGAGTAGCCTTAACTTCTACAAGTGCTAACCATATTGCTAATTTAGCTAAGGAGTATATTCAAGGTGTGGAGACACAACTGAATAATATATGCTTCTTTAATGCTAAGGTAGCATTGGTAGGCAGTGTTGGTGGTGCAACTACCATTCAGACAGGGGAAACATCTGAAGTTTTGAATAACTTACAATCATTGCTTGAGGGAGTAGCACAGGCTAAATCCCTTATAGCTTGGTTGAGAGAGGGCATCAAAGCTAAGGAGAACCTGATGAAGGACTTGCAGACTATCAGCCTTGAGGATTGGTGTAAGGAGAATGGAATGGTTAAGCCTGAAACTCCTAACTATGGTCATGTATTAACTGAGGTAGAGTATTATGCTTCTCTTCCTATCAAGGAGAGAAACAGATACTATCAGTTAGAGACTGAGGCTGCTGTATTAGGCAAGTATATTCATCCTGATGGACACTTGTCTGATGCAAGAAAGGAGTTGAAAGATAAGCTCCAACACCCACACAAAGTAGATGGTAGAGGTAGAGATGCTCTTATTTATACCTATACTCCTACTGTAGATGTAGCAGAGGTAGATAATGTATTCTATGAACTTCAAAAGAAGCACAGAGAAATACAGGCTCAACTGAATGCTATGAAGTACAGCTGTGAGCAGGCTATCAATGAGTCCACTAACAAGGTGAACACAGAGTATATGGCTGCTTCACAGAAGTACCAAGCTGAACTCAAAGATGTATTAGGAGCCTTCAAGACATGGAAGGATGAGAAGTCTCAAGAGTACAGCAAGTTGAAGATTGTAATTCCCCACTCACTGTTGGGTATTTATAATACTATCAACTCTTTGGGCAAGTAAGTAAGGACTTGGGATATTAATCCCTAACCTTATTGAATATACATAGCAGGTATCTGTTCTTATTCATAGAATATACATAATTGCTAATGAAAAGTGATATATCTAATGCTCAGCCATTAGATAGTCTGTTATTCCAAGTAATCAACCCTATGAAGTCTGACTGATGGAGGGATGTTCTTGTTCTTGGTGGAGTAACAGGTTCTTGCTATTGATATTGGCTTTGTGTTAGTAGATACTTGCTATGTGTAACTTGTCTTTGTATCTTGGTGTAATTGGTAGCACACTGGCTGTTGGGCTGGAGGTTAGGTTCGAGTCCTAAGATACACCACATTTATTGTTTCACTTCTAAAAAAAAAAGATGGAAAAGAATGAAGAAAAGGTTCTGGAAAGAAATCTGGAACAGAAGCATTTTGAAGATGCTGCAAAAGCCATTAAAGGTGGCAAAGAGAATGGTAGTTTAACCAATGTTGAACTTGTTGAAAACTTGGTGGAAAGCTACAAAGGTAAGACAGTGCAAGCACCTGTTGAGGTGATTGTAACAAGTGCAATATTCCTCAATGTGAGAGAATTGATGGGCACTATTGAAGCCTTGAAACATACTCTTCACATTAAAATGGCAGAGGAGTTGAGAGAAAAAGCAGATAAGGGAGAAGCTACAGCAAGAGATGCAATAGCTGCTCTTATGCTTGCTGCAATTATGAAGAAAGAATCTGAAGAAGATTAATAAACATGAGTGAAATCAAGTTAAGTCTGAGTATTGAGCTTCGAGGAAGCACAATGTTCAGCAAGGAGGAGTGCCTTAAAACAACTCACAAAGTGATTGAGAAGAAGACCAAAGCTGGTAAAATCTACAAGAAAACCATTGAGGTAAAAGTAGAGGATTGGGACAAGGTGGAGAAGCACACTATGAGAGTGACTGACAAGGATGGTACCAATCCAGAGATTATCACTTTCCATACAAGGAAGTGCAAGCCAGCTACACAGTCCCTGAACATGAGCAAAGAGGCTTATGAGTATATGATTGACAAGGATTCTTGTCCTTCATGGTCTAAGCCTGGCAAGTGGGCTGCAATGAGTGAAAAGGAAAGACTTGAAGCTCATTTGCAGAGAACAGTAGAACATCTTGGAGGTGTATCATATACCTATCAAGTGTTTGAGGACTAAATAGGAATGTTCTCATAGTAAGGGCAGGGGTACTAATAATACCCTTGTCCTTCTTTTTTTTTTACGACCTATTGACTAAGTGGGATAAAACTAAGAGACTATGGGATATGTTCCTAAATTTATACATCTTGACCATTTTATTACCGTAGAATATCCATTTGGTGTTCATTGGAAGCATAGTTATATACAACAGAGTGCAGAAGCAATCTTCAATACATATAAAGAAGATATTGAGGAAGGTACGAGCATTACTTTTGTAGCAAGAGGCACATCAGGAGCCATGATTGCAGGTGCTATGCTTAATGAGTTACACAACATTAACCCAACTACTAAGACCTACATCCTGATTGTCAGGAAGGAAGAAGATACAAGTGCTCATTGTTCTTCATTAAGAGGAATTGATGATGTTGGTACTACAAGGTTCATAGTTGTGGATGACTTTATAGCATCAGGTGAAACCATTGAAGCAGTTATACAAGCCTTAGATAGACAGCTTGGGGTGAGTTATCACCCATCTAATAAGTATGATATGCTTTGTGTAAGTAACTTCATTGATGCAAAAGCATTAAAGAAGAACTCATGTGATGATTACAGGAAGTGGAAAGGAATTTGTTCAAGATTTGAATATGTAGTATGTTGCCCTAAACCAGAATAATATGACAGCATTTAATGTGTTACCCCTCATTGTGCTATGTATTTGGATTATTGTAATGTATAATAAGTATTCTCCTAAGATTGATATAGTCACATCAAGGAATAAATACATTGTGCTATTATGGTATAACAAATGGTATTGGAGTGGGGAGTGTAAGAGAACTTACATAAAACTGTTTGAAGTATGATAGAATTTACTCTTAATAGAAATAGGGATGGAAAGAAATCAAGATGAGCTAAGAAGTACCCAAGAAAGAGAATATTAAAGAGAGGCAGTGAGAAAGCTGCTGGATGGTATTTTCACAATTGGTATGATGATGACTATCATTATTTCCACGGAGATTTGCATAAATTCCTGTTAAAGAATGTAGGCAGACCAGTAGATAAAGTATTTTCTGAGTTCTTGCAAAGATGCAGGAGAGGCACTGAGAAGTATAATCTCAGAGAATGGTTCTATGATATGTTTGAAGAAAAAGAGAACATAGATTATAGAGGAGGATTCTACTTATCTAATGGTATTATTAACTACAAGAAGAAGAGCAAGAGACCTAAAGACCCTTATGTTCCATCACCTTTTATATTATCACAATTCAATACTCAGAATCTTCCGAGTAAAAGAGAGTTGTATAGTATATGTAAAAAGGCTGAGGAGACACATGAGAAGCAGCTTCTTGGTACATTCTATATCTCAGATGGTTTATATGAATCAAGAAAAGCTACAGTATATGTAGCAGCAAAGTCAGATTACAAGGCATCTTACTTTTATATGAGGATTGCCAAGATAAAGGAAAGGAGAAAATCTCTGACTAAGCAATATAAGTTTAACAAAAAAAAAAAAGCATGAAAGAAGCAATTTTATTGACTGATGGCTATAAGTTAGACCATAGGAGGCAATACCCTGTGTGTGCAGGTGGTAAGGAAGATGAGTTGGAGACATTTAGGAGACTCATTACAGAGGTATATCCTACTGGATTTGTATCTATTGTCTCTGATACTTGGGACTTTTGGAAGGTAATGACAGAATATCTGCCTAAGTTGAAGGATGAAATCCTTGCAAGGGATGGTAGATTAGTCATAAGACCTGATAGTGGAGACCCAGTACATATCATTGCAGGGTATAAGCATGAGGACTTTGAAACTTGGCAGGAGCAAACAGAAGTGCAAAACAGAATGAGTAGCACTGCTGAGTGGGTAGGTGCATATCAAGTTCTGTGGGACATCTTTGGTGGCACTATCAATGAGAAAGGCTATAAGGTACTCAATCCTAAAGTAGGTATCATCTATGGTGATTCTATTACTCTTGAAAGGCAGAAAGAAATCTATAAGAGGCTTGAAGAAAGAGGCTTTGCAGCTACTAATCTTGTGCTTGGTGTAGGTTCATATACCTATCAGTATAAGAGTAGGGATTCTCTTGGCTTTGCTATGAAGGCTACTTGGTGTCAGGTTAATGGGGAAGGAAGGGAAATCTTCAAAGACCCTAAGACTGATGATGGTACCAAGAAATCATTGAAAGGTCTTATCTGTGTTCAAGGTGATGGTGACAAGTATGTAGCTGAGGACCAAGTAACCAAGGAACAGGAAGAGAAGGGATATTTGCAGACTGTCTTTGAAGATGGTAAGTTGGTTAAGGAGTGGACTTTAAGTGAGATTAGGTCTGCTGTTGATAGGTCTATAGTATATGGAGACATTTAAGCATCCTTTTAATGAGGAGAGATGTGCCCGCAGATTATTATGGGAATATCAACATTATGACCACATTATTGTGGGAATAGACTTTGACAATACTATCAAACCTGTGAAATCTGATAGCTCTTGTGAGGAAGTATTAGAGTTATTAAGGAGATGTTCTAATGACCCCAAGATTATCCTTTGCCTTTGGACTATATGCCCAGAGGGAGAGGAACAAAAGAAGTTGGAATATTGTAAATCTCAAGGTATTAAGATAGATTACTTGAATGAGTCTCCATTCCTAATAGGGGAATGGAAAGGCAAGAAGCAGTATTTCAATGTGTTACTTGATGATAGAGCAGGATTGGAGAGTGCATATAACAACCTGAAGTATGTATTAGACTATGCAAATATTAAATCTGATTAGACCTGAAAAGAGTGATGTAAAGTATGAGGTTATACAGTTTCCTGATGGTGAGCCTCATATTGTCTTAAATGGCATTGATAGAAAGGATGATTTAACTGTAGTATGCAGGGTTTGTAATCCTACAGACTTGTTTATTCTTATGCAGGTGGGTGATATTCTTAATAGGCAAGGCATCTTGTTTGGTTTGAATATTGTCTATCTTATGAGTATGAGGATGGATAGAGTAATCAGCTATGATGAGTCATTCTCTCTTAGTGTAGTTACACAAGTAATAAATGATATGTTCCCCCAAGCAGTTCATGTACTTGAGCCTTACTCACATAAGGTACAAGACCTTGTTGATGGATATTGGGGAGACATAGCCACTCCTATGCCAGATTTTGAAGGATACCTAAAGGTGTATCCTGACAAAGGTGCATTACAGAGGTATGGTGGAGACCCTAATAGTGATGTAATATGCAGTAAAGTGAGAGACCCAAAGACAGGACAACTCTCTGGCTTTAAGATTGAGAATCCAGAAGTCATTGAGAAGAATGTCAATCTGCCATTTGTAGTCATTGATGACTTATGTGATGGTGGAGGTACTTTCAAAGGCATTGCACAATTACTTGGCTTCCATTATCCTGATAGGGAGAGAACTATCTATGTAACTCACATGGTCAATCCCAAAGGCATTGCCACTCTCAGTGAAAACTATAAGGAGGTCTACTTTACCAATTCATATAAGGATTGGAACAAGGAGACATTACCTGACAATGTGAAAGTAATTGAAATAGTATGAAAGCTGAAGTAGTAGCAAAGTTTGCTGTATGGTTTGTAATCTTCATTATCCTAATAAACTTAGGACTTGAAATGATTTCAGCACCTAATACCATTGAGAATGTGATAGGATTCTTTATGGTAGTGGCAACATTATATCTATCAGTTAGAACAAAGTGTTTAACAGCAATTAAATTAGAAAGAAAACATGAAAAGTAAATTGATTTTGGGACTTTTGTCCTTGTTTATGATGTTCTCAATGACATCATGTATGGAGAAGGTAGATGCAGGTTGTGAAGGCATCAAGGTGAATTTGTATGGCAGTGATAAGGGAGTGGATGATGCTTCTTTGGTAACTGGTATTGTATGGTACAATCCTTGGACCACCACAGTATATGAGTATCCTACTTATGTACAGACTATTGACTATGAGCCATTTACAATCAATGCAAAGGATGGTTCAGAGTTCACTGTAGACCCTACTGTATCATTGAAGATTATTGATGGTAAATCACCTGCTGTCTTTAAGAAGTACAGAAAGGAGTTGAATGAGGTAATCAAGGGTACTTTGTATAACTATGTGAAAGATGCCTTTAGAATCCAGCTCAATAAGTTTACTACTGATGATATTGTGAGCAAAAGGGATAGTATTGAGAATGCTATTGAAAGGTACTTAACTCAGGCACTTGCTAAAGAGAACTTTCAATTGGAACAGCTAACCTCTGGTCTTAAATATCCTCAGACTATTGTGGAGTCTGTAAATGCCAAGAACAAGGCTATTCAACAGGCTATGCAAGTAGAGAATGAGGTCAAAGTGGCAGAAGCTCAGGCTAAGAAACTCATTGTAGCTGCTGAGGCAGAGAAGAAAGCCAATGAGTTGAGACAACAGGCTCTTACTCCTGCAATTCTTGAGAAGATGTGGATTGAGAAATGGGATGGTAAATTGCCTGTATATGGTCAAGTTCCTACAATCTTTAAGGATATTAGCAAATGATGTGGATTATTGCTATATTAATAATCATCTTGACATTGAGTATCTTAAAGGATACTCATGTTGAGGTGTATTACAGGTGCTGTGGTCCTGCTAAGTTGCAGGAAGAATATGATGTTATAGTTCCATTATGGATGGCACTTATTATAGTTGTACTGGGTTTACTGCCTATAGCTAATATCATCTTATTTGCTGCATTCATTATATATTATGCAATTCATGCAGGGTGGAATCCCAATGAGTGTGAAAACTATACTCATGTATTCTCATTGAGAGGAGACAACATTGTCACAAGAGGACTACTAAAGGTTAAGAATCTATTATGTAAGAGGGTATGAAACAGAGAGTATTCAACATACTCATCTCCTTTGCAGTAGGAGTACTTGGAGCAATTCAAGTACATTCCTACTTGAAGGAAGATGAACCACCTGAGATGAAGGTGGTATTGCACATAGATAATAAGGAGAAGCAGCCAGACTTCTTCAGTAAGTCACCTCAAGAAGGCTTGATGGAAGCATTGGAATATTATGGGGTCAAACATCCTCAGATAGTCTATGCACAAGCTGTACTTGAAACTGGTCATTTTAAGTCAGACTTATGTCTGAATGATAATAACCTGTTTGGATTGTATAACAGCAAGAAACACAGGTATCACACATTTGACCATTGGACTGAGAGTGTGGTTGCATATCTTGACTATGTGCAACATAGATATAAACCTCCGAATGATTACTATAAGTTTTTATCAGACATAGGGTATGCAGAAGACCCTAACTACATTAACAAACTAAAAGGAATTGTAAGTAGAAATGACAAGAGAAGAAGTGAATAACTTGGCTTTGTCTAAGATAGATAAGGCTAAGTACTTGATACTTGAGTTGATAACTGGAATGGGTAAGACCAAAGTAGCAATAGACCTCATTAATCATATATGTGATAGGGTATTCAGGAATGATGAAAGCCCTACTACCATACTTATTCTCGTGGCTAAGACTGTACATAAGCAGACTTGGAAGGATGAGATTGAGAAATGGGGAGGTATCAAGTCTGACTATATTACTATTGAGTGCTATGAGTCACTAAAGAACTATGAGAACTCATACTTTGATGTAGTAGTGGCAGATGAGATGCAGCATTTGTCAGAGGCAAGAATTGATGTATTGGAGACTATTCATATCAATGAGTCTTTCATTGGATTGTCTGCCACTATTAAGAGGGACATGAGGGATTATTTCATTTACAACCACAAGGCTGAGGTCATTAAGTGTGGTCTCAAGGAGGCTGTAGAAGATGAAGTATTACCTGAGCCTACAGTATATCTACTGCCTTTGACTTTGGACACTACTAATTATACCTATAAGGTTAAGAAGTTTGGTCGTGATATAATCACTACTCAGAAAGGTTGCTATGATAGTATCTCTTCACTTATAGAGTGGTACAAGAATAAGTACTTTAACTCAAGAAATGAGAGAATAAAGAACTTATGGCTTTCAACAGCAGGCAAAAGACTGAAATGGTGTGCTGAACAGAAGGAAGCCCTTGTACTATCTCTTCTTGACAAGTTCAGGAATTACAAGACTTTGACTTTCTGTAGTAGTATTGAACAGTCAGAGAGGTTAGGTAAATACAATATTACCTCGAAGAATAAGGCTTCAGTGAAGAACCTCGAAATGTTTAATCTTAACAAGATTAAACATATTACTGCCTGTAATATACTCAATGAAGGTGTGAACTTGACTAATTGTAGGATAGGTATATTCTGCAACTTGAATAGTTCGGAGATTGTAGTAAAGCAAAGAGTTGGTAGAATACTTAGACACAAATCTCCTATTATCATCATACCTTATTTCAAGGATACAAGGGAAGAAGAACTTGTGCAGAAGATGATAGAGGAGTACTCTGAGGATTCTATTATAAGTGTTGATAGTATTAATGACATTAAGCTATGACAATTTGTTTAAGTAAAGAAGGATGTCAGAAGAACAACATTAGTCTTGCTGAGGCTCTCTTGATGCTTGCCATCCATAATAATGCTGACCTTGATACAGCTCAGAAGGAGCTGATTAAGAAGGGCTATATAACTGCTAATAGGGATGACTTATTCCAACAGATTGGATGGAGACTTACTAATAAAGGCACTGAGGTAATAGATTCTGTAATTATGGATTCTGATAAGAAACAGGAGCCTAATGACAGGTTAATTCAGTTGGCTACAAGACTCAAAGAGATATTTCCTAAAGGCAAAAAAGACGGCACTAACTATTATTGGGCAGATGGAGTAGCTTTGATTGTACGAAGATTAAAGTTATTCTTCAAGAAGTATGGAAATACTTATACTGATGAGCAAATCATACAGGCAACCAGTAAGTATGTGGAGGGTTTCAATGGAAACTATACATATATGAGGTTATTAAAGTATTTCATATTCAAAGAGAAAGTTGGTGCTGCTGGTGAGGTTGAGGGAGACTCAGAATTGATTAGTTACATTGAGAATGCTGGTCAAGAAGAGAATTTAAGAAATGATTGGACTTCTACAATTAACTGATTATGAGTAGATTTAAGCAAGTAATGGGAAATCTGAGGTTAAGGAGGGAGAGAGTTCTTAATGGACTTTATAATTGTATTCCCTTTCCTTTTCCAAGATTTAGAGCATGGGTTCCAGGCATTGAAACTGCTAAATTCATAGTAGTAACTGCCAATCAAAAGGTAGGTAAATCAAAGTTTTGTGATTATCTATTTGTATATGAACCATTGTTCTTTATATTGGAGCATCCTGAGATGAGAGTTAAGGTTCTCTACTTTACTTTGGAGATGAGTCCAGAGGAAAAGTATAATGAGTTCTTGTGTCATCTATTGTTTAGATTGGATGGAATAGAGGTATCTCCTACTGAACTGAAAAGTACAGATAGAGACCATCCTATTGATGAGAAGATTCTTGAATTACTTGAATCTGATAAGTATCAGAGATATATCAAGGCATTTGAGGATATGGTTGAGTATATTGATGACCAAAGGAATCCCACAGGAATCAATAAGTATTGTAGGGATTATGCCTTAACTCATGGACATCTTAACTTCAAGAAAGGTAAGAGGAAAGACCCTATCACAGATGAAATCATAGATGCAGATGTGGTAGACAATGACAATCCTTATACCCCAGATGACCCAGAGGAGAGGAGGATAATCATCATAGATAATGCCTCAAATCTATCTCTTGAAAGTGGATTGAAGAAGATGGAAACTATTGATAAGATGAGCAAGTATGGTATTACTCTCAGAAATCAATTGAAATTCATCTTTGTATTGATTCAGCATCAAGCACAGGCTCAAGAAGGTATTGAGAACCAAAAGCTGAATAAGCTTAAACCATCTTCTGATGGTCTTGCAGATTGTAAGACTACTACCAGAGATGCCAATATGGTTATAGGTCTCTATAGCCCATTCAAGTATGGACTAAGAGAGTATGAAGGATATGATATAACCAAGTTCAGGAATCATATAAGGTTCATGGAGGTGATTGAAGATAGAGACTATGGAGCAAATGGTCAAATCTGTCCTTTATTCTTTGATGGTGCGGTGAGTACATTTTATGAACTCCCAAGACCTGATGATAGAGAAGCATTACAGAGAGTACATAACTATATGGAATCAAGGAAGAGCAAAACTGCTAAGACTTTCTTTAGTTATGGAATAAATAAAATGAATAGAAAGTTGCACAGGTGGAAAATATTTCATAAGTTTGCAACCCCTTTCAAGTAAAAGTAACATTATAAGACAAAAACAATGGCAAAGATTTTAGTTCTTGCAAAAAGTGGTTTCGGAAAAACCACTTCCTATTGTGGTAGGGAGAAATTAGGTATTAAGGGGCTTGACCCAAAGGAAACTTATGTTATCCAGTGTATTGGTAGGGGTGTTCCTAACCCTAACTTCAAATTGATTGAAGGCAACATTGGAGTGGAGAATGTAGGTAAGCCTACACAGAAGCTTGTAAATGCAAATGCCCTTGCCACAGGAAACAGAGTACAGGTAGATAGTCTTACAGGACTTGACAGATTTGCAGCAGTTGCAGAGATTGTCAATATAATGAAGAAATCACCTTATAAGAATGTTCTTATAGATGATATGAACTATCTTGCTCAGGATTTCTATATGGCAAATGCCATGAAAGGTGGATGGGATACTCCTAAGCAGATTGGCTATGGTATGGGTCTCATCTTTGATTCTTTCAAGGGATTCCCTGAAGATAAGAATATCATCTGCTGTGCCCACTATGAGGAGTATAAGGATAAGAATGGTGACTCCATTTCCTATAAGTTCAAGACCACTGGAAAGATGGTTGATGACTATATTACTCCTGAGGGTAAGTTTGATATTATCCTCTTTGGCAAGGTAGGATATGATGCAGAAAACAAGAGACCTATCAAGCACTTTGTCAAGGAGTTTGATGGAGAATATCCTGCTAAAGACAGTCTTGGTGCATTGGATGACCTTCCTGATGAGATTCCTAATGATTTGTCTATAGTAGTAGACAAATTGAGGGAGATTTATGGATAGAAATGAGACTGTAAGAATATCAAGGTTAGCTGCCTTTGGTGGACTTACTGAAACTGATGTCAATATGATGTTGATGCAGTACTGCATAGGACAGGGCAAGCCTTACTATGAGACTGCCCTGTTTGTAACACATGTATTAAGAGATAGGCAATTAATGGCATATTGCTTTAACTTTGCATTAAGTTTCTACGAGAGAAAGTTCATAGTATATAAGCTATGGAGTGCTCCCAATCCATTAAATAACATGGGGCAAGAAAGGAAGTTATTACAAATCTTTTAATAGTAAGAAAATATGAAAACATTGACAGTAAGACAGTTTGCAGGTGTAAAAAGAATTGCACAGAATGTTAATCCTTTGGTAGTGAAGAAGAATAAGATTGCTGCCAAGATTGATGAACTCAATGCAGAGTACAATGCTCTGACTGAGGAGATTGAGGGACATGAGATGGGTGTCAAGGCTTTGACAGGTGGTCTCACAAGTGAAGACTTGGTTGTCAAGAAGGTAGAAGATACTGGTAAGGTTGATAAGGATGGTAAGCCTGTAAAGGTTACTAAGTATGAACCTAAGGCTGGTGTAGTAGTGTTCAATGAGGAGGCTAATGTATATGAGATTCATGTAGAAGAGCCTACTATTGACAATGTTGCTCCTGAGACAGTAGATGATACTGAGAAGGCACCTGAGACAGAAGTAAAGGCTGGTGAAGAGGCTCTTTTGGCCCTACTAACCCCTTCAATGATGGCACAGAGGCTGGTGACAAACTGCCCCCTTGGAGAGTAATCAAAAGAATTTGGGATATGGAAAGTTGGATAGAAGTAATTGATGGATACAAGGTATCAAATCTTGGGGAAGTTTATAGCACAAAGACTAATAAGATACTAAAGAAACATACTGATAGGTATGGGTATCTATATGTTGGAGTGTATATAGATGGAAGGTTGAAGTTTAAGAAGGTACATAGGTTAGTTGCTAAAGCCTTTCTTAGTAATTATTCTGATGACTTACAAGTAAATCATAAGAATGAGGATAAGAAAGACAATAGAGTGGAGAATCTTGAAATGTGCAATAACAGATATAATTGTAATTATGGCAGCAGAAAGAATGTTTTGTCCAAAGCAGTTATACAAGAAACCTTAGATGGAAACTTTGTCAAAGAATGGGCTTCCACAAGAGAAATTGAGCAAACACTTGGATTCTCAAATACTTCTATCTCTGCTTGTTGTAGAGGATTTGCCAAAGACTATCATTCTGGTAAAGTATATCCTGTGCATCAAGCATTTGGTTATAAGTGGAAATATAAAAATAATGAATAATATGAATAAGAAAAAAGTTGGATATGCTTTTATGGCATTCAGTAAAGGAACAGAGAGTAAAGAAGGCAATGCAGTAAAGAGATATACAGGTGTAGCTCCTGTATTTGTTTTGGCTGTAAATCCTAACAAGGCAGAGTTAGAGAAACTCTATAATACCCAGCTTGAAAATGACCCTGAGTATCTGGGTGAAGTTGAGGTAGGTGAGGACAAGCACAAGGTACAGAATGTCAGACTTGATTTCATTGTTAAGACTGATGCTGAAAAGTGTGGTGGTATTGAGTTTACCACTAAGGTAGCTTTCTTCATCAGAAAGGAATACAGATACAATAGAGACCAGACTAAGGTACAGGTAATTGATAAGTATGGTAGAACTGCTTGGGTTACTGTAGAGCAGGCTAAGGCACATGAAATTCCTGTATATAAGAATGGTCCTGCCAATATTGATAAGGACTACAGACCTGCTTATCATGGTGAGGAAGAGCTTACTAACTTCATCAAGGCATACCTCAACATTCCTAATGTAATGAAGTATGTCAATAATACTTGGATTATGGTAGATAAACCTGAGGATTGTGAGGCAAGACTTGAGAGTATTGCTGAGTACTTCAAGGGTAACTTCAAGGAGCTGAGAGATGTTATTGCATTGCAGCCTAATAACAAGGTTAAGGTATTGTTTGGTGTAAGAACCACTGATGATAACAAGCAGTATCAGGCTGTTTATAATCAGATGTTCTTGAAGAACAATATCACTGACTACAGTAAGTTGGATGCAGACTTGCAGGAAAGAAAGGCTGCTGGTGCATATCCTACTACTGAGTTCACTGTGGGTGACTTGAAGGAGTATGATGTAGAATCTACAGACCTCAGTAACTCTGGTGCAGCAGGTGATATGCCTTTCCCTGCTGGTGATACTGCTGGTGGTACACCTTGGGATTTTGGTAAGTAAGTAGTAATTTCTAAAAAAAAAAGCAATGGCAATCAGCAAAGGTAAATCTTCTGTGAGCCTTGATGATATTCTAAGTAAAGTGACAGAAGCAGACATTCTGTCATATTACTTAGGAGTCACGGAGGTTCCTTGTATTATAAATAGTCCTCTTAGACAGGACAGGAGACCTTCTTTTGGTCTTTATTCTACTGATGGTAGAAGAATATTTTACACAGATTTATCCACGAGGGATAGAGGAGGTCTGTTTGACCTGCTTGGTCATATGTGGAACTGTGGTTATAAGGAAGTTCTAACAAGGGTTGATGAGGACATTTCAAAGTTCTGTGGTGGTGCCAATATTCATTCATATACTCCTTGTGCTGTAAGAAGTACAAATAGTTACAACAATGATACAGACTTGCAGTGCAAAGTCAGAGATTGGAGGAGTTATGATATTGAATACTGGGCATCCTATGGTATAACTTTAGAATGGCTCAAGTATGCAGAGGTTTATCCCATATCTCATAAGATTGTCATAAAGGATGGTCATAGATATGTGTTTGGAGCTGATAAGTATGCCTATGCTTATGTAGAACACAAGGAAGGTAAAGTTACTCTAAAGATATACCAGCCTTTTAATAAAGCTGGTTATAAGTGGAGTAACAAGCATGACAATTCTGTAGTAAGCCTATGGACTAAAGTACCTGAATATGGGAAACAGATTTGCATCTGTTCTTCACTGAAAGATGCTTTATGCCTATGGGCTAATACAGGTATTCCATCTCTTGCCATTCAAGGTGAGGGATATAGGATGAGTGATACTGCAATTAGTGAACTGAAAAGGAGATACAAACAAGTCTTCATTTGCTTGGATAATGATGAGCCAGGATTGAAAGATGCTCAGAAGTTAGCTGAGGAAACAGGATTTACTAATGTAGTATTACCACCCTTTAATGAAGGGAAAGATATTTCAGACTTGTATAAGGCTAAGGGCAAAGATGAGTTCCTTAGAATAATCAAGCCTTTATTCAACTCTTCAAGACAAGAGGACAATGATTGGGATGATTTGCCCTTTTGCATAGATTAAAGTTTCAATAAGTCCAATTTTATAAAAAAAAAAGTGAAAACATGGAAGCAAGAAAAATTACAGTCGTACAGACTAAGAATCAGAAAAAGAGTGTTATCATGTCAGCAGCCACAACCCTTGCTGAGTTGAAAAGTGACCTGAGAGCCAATGGTATTGACTATGATGGTATGACCTTCTTTGAAGGTACATCAAAGGTTGAATTGAAGAATGATGCTTCAGTTCTGCCACATGATGTTCCTTACAAGGGCATTATCACAAATGAGTTGGTTTTCATGCTTACTAACACCAACAAGAAAATCAGAAGTGGTGCTGTTGCAATGAGTAGAGCTGAGGCATACAGTGCTATCAAATCTATGGGTTTACAGGATGCTTGTGTAAAGAAGTTTGGCAAAAACTTCACTATGTGCAAGACTGCTGACCTTATTGCATTGATACAGAGTAATAATAGTGCTGCAAATCCTGCACCTGCTGCTCCTAAGGCAGAGACTAAGAAGGAGGAAAAGGCAGAAGCACCTGTAAACACTCCTGAAGTAAGTGCCCCTGTAGCACCTGCAAGTAATGGTGGTGAGTGTGTTGATACTGTGGCAAGAGCTGCTATCAGCAAGTTGGTGGAAATTCTTAAGGACAATGGCACAATTGAAGATTATGAGAAGGAGAAAGTGCTTGATATTCTTGGGGGTGAAGTAGCTGTAGCTGCTGCACCTTCTGAGGAGTATAAGTCTAAGTCAGCTTCTCCTTACTCTGATGATGAGATTGATGATATGTTCGCAGGAATGGGTGTCAATTAACAAGGGTAAGTAACAGTAGGTAAGGAGGTTAGAAATGCCCCCTTACCTACTTTTTTTTTTACAGTAATATGAGTGGAGAAACAATTAAATTAATTGAGGAGAAGATAGAAGAACTATATAACTCCTTGATGGACAGACCACTCCGAGTATTAAGCATATTCAATGATTTCTTTGGAGAAGATAAAGTTGATATGCAGGGATATTGGAGTTTGGACAAGTTCAAATCTTGGATGAATATAGAGCCTCTATCTACTTACATTCCCAGTAGTAGTATTGTAGGTATGAGCAGTGAAGACTGGAACATGTACAGAACATGGTCTATTACTGATATACCTGTAAACCAAGTAGAAAAGGTTGTAAATGTACTTACAAGCACTACAGTAAAGGAAAGGATTGGTAATGCCAAGTTTAATGGTATGTTCATTCTTGTGCATTTTCCTCATGTGAGGGTAACCAATGAACATGATAGATTTGTGGATATTAACCATCTATGGGCTAAGGTGAAAGTAATGTATAATGGCACACTGGATGGCGGATTTACACTCAATAGGTCAGAATACACTATGCTTCATATTAGTAGTAGGTATATGCACAGTCATGTCAGTGATATTCCTGTAAGTGATTTTACCAGTTTTCAAGGTCCCTGCACAGGCAATGGTCCTATCAATGGTACTATCAGTGTTCTTAATAGGGATTATGATGAAGACATGTGGAATATGTTTTGCCTTGAATTAAGCAAGTATGTGACTGTGGAATCCATTGCTGGTAGACCTTATAAATACTTAGAGAAGTTAGGTACTAATGATATGGAATTGGGCATAAACAGGTTTACTACATACCTATCACCATCTTACTATGGGAATACCCTCAGCTATGACAAACTGAAGGAATTTGTGAGACACTTTATTAACTCAAGAAAGCTCAAGTTCAACTATGTGAATGGTTCTTATTCTATTGGAATGTCTTTTATTGAGTATATTGTGCTTATTAGCAATGAATTTATTAAGTGGTATAATGACCAGTTTAATAAAGAGGAGCTAACTGCCAAGTTTGCAGAATTGAAGAGGAAAGGTATCTTGAAAGAATGTATCATAGATAATGGAAAGATTTACTATGATAGAGGAAGAAATAATGTGAATGATTATGCCCGATATATAGGCAAGAAGGTCTGTGTATTCAAAGGCAGAGAAATCACTGTGGATATTACAGACATTGCGGAAGTAAGGAATGAGAATAAGAGTATAATTCTTGATACTCATGCTGCACTATACATATTAACAACAATACTTAAAGTATTAAATTATAGATATGGAAGAAGTAAAGCAACCCACGAAGGTAATCAGCTTAGTACAGAAGTCAGGTACTTATAATTATAAGCTGATTATCCCAGCAGAAGTGGAGAGAAAGATAAGATTTGCCTGCCAAAAGGTGTGGAGTACTGAATGGTCAGGTACACTATTCTTTACACATGAAGGTTCATTTGAAAATAATGACCTTGTAATAAGATGTGTGGATATTTACATTATGGATATTGGTACTCAAGCCTATACAGAGTTTGATATGAATCCTGATGTGATAGCCTATATGTGTGAGAATCCTGAGTTACTTGATTGCCAAATGGGTCTTATACATTCCCATAACAATATGAGTACTTTCTTTAGTGGAACAGATACTGCTACTCTAAAGGAAGAAGGTAGAGATAGGAACAACTTTGTATCTCTCATTGTGAATAATGCAGGTACTTATACTGCTGCAATTACAAGGAGAGTTAAGTCAAAGCAGGTCAAAGAGTCTGTGTCTTATGAGTTCTTTGGTGATGGTGAAAAGCATGATACTAAGGAATATGTAAGTAGTGCAGATGAAATTGAATGGTTCTACCTTAAAATAGAGAAAGAGGGTGAGAATTATTCCTTTCCAGACATGGCAGCAAGGCTTGAGGAAATCAAACAAGCTAAAGCAGAAAGGGCAGAGAAAGCCAAGAAAGCTCAAACACCTGTATATCAAGGTGGCTATAAACCTGCTATTGCTAATTCCTATGGTACAAAGGCAGGTCCAGCAAATCTTGTCAAGAAGGAAGCTGATAAGCCTAAGGTAGTTCAGCCAACTCTCTTTGATAATGCAGATGACTTGCCATTTGAAGAGGGGTATGACATACCTTATGGTCATGTATCATTTGATAAGGTTACTTTGAAATCTCTTGTACTTCAATTGATTACAGGTAGTATTATCATTTCTAATGATAGTAAGATTGACATTACCAAATGGGCTAAGTCAATGCCTACCCTGTATGAAAAGAGGTTTGGTAAAGGCAAAGTTGGCATGGATAATTTCAAGATATGGGCAGAGGCCTATACAGAGTATCTGACATGGTATATAACAGATGAGAAATTAGAAGAGCTTGGCTTTGATGAAACAGAAATTTGTGCTATTTGTGCCCATGATATGATAGAGGAGCTTACAAAACTCCCTGAAAATGATTATATCAAAGGGTATATTGATGCACTTCAAAAGTATTTAGTATTATGAGTGAAGAAGCAATAATTCAAGGTGGCAGCCCAATAACTGTCCAAGAAGCAACTGAGGCATATAACTCTCTTATGGAGAGCCTCAATGAAGATAATGTCCGTGAGTTCAGTGAAGTAGGATATGCTTCCACTGTTTCAATCAATGCACTTATCCTTGGCATCAGGGAGCATATTATCAGTCTTGGTAGTGTCATTGCCTTAGATGGAGTTCCTGACACTTATAAGATTGTGTATAACAATGTTAATGGTGAAGTAGGCAGCTTCTATGTCAATGAACATGTTAAGACAATGATTGAGGAAGCTTGGTCTGAAAGAACAGATGGCTCTGCTACAATAGAGGAAGAGGATACTGGGTTTGAGCTTTCAGAGGAAGAACAGGCTATTCCTGACCAAGCTGTAGAAGATGCACACCAAGAGATACCTACAAACTCTGCAACTTTGCTTGTGGATGAAGCTACAAGTAGGTTTAGTTCTGCCATTTGGTATGAGAACATTCAGAAGAAGACTGTCATTTTGGCAGGTGTAGGTGGTATTGGTAGTTATGTAGGCTTCTTATTGGCAAGAATGAAGCCAGCTTCCATGTTCATTTATGATGATGACATAGTGGAAACTGTCAATATGTCAGGTCAGTTATATGGTCAATCTGATTTAGGTAGACCTAAGGTATCTGCACTGGCTGAGATGATTAGAAACTATGCTGGCTATAGCAGTGTCTTTGCAATAAGTGAAAGATTCACTGATGAATCTGAGGCATCAGACATTATGATTTGTGGCTTTGATAACATGGCAGCAAGAAGACTTTTCTTTAATAAATGGGTAAATCATGTTCAATCCAAACCAGAGGAGGAAAGGAAGAATTGCCTGTTCATTGATGGTAGGTTGGCAGCAGAGGAGTTTCAGGTATTGTGTATCAAGGGAGATGATGAGTACAACATCAATAGGTACAATAATGAGTTCCTATTCTCTGATGCAGAAGCTGATGAAACTGTCTGCTCCTATAAACAAACTACCTTCTGTGCAAATATGATTGCATCTTATATGGTTAATTTGTTTGTAAACTTCTGTGCTAATCAATGTGAGCCTCTCATTGACAGAGACCTACCATTCCTTACCACATATAATGCAGAAACAATGTATCTTAAAACTGAAGTATAATGGAATTTAACCCAAGATTTGCATATAATGTAATGGGTGTTTTCAATAGCAGTGAGTCTGGTAATCCAGACCAGCTTGAAATGAATCTGTCTCTTGATAGTAACAATGTATTTAGAAGAAGCCTTGTCATTGAAGTAAACAATGATGAGGTAGAGATACCTGTGATTGCAAGAGAACACTTTGAAAAGCTGGTTTCAGACAATATGGCTTATCCCGCAATTGTGAGAATCAAGAGGATAATATTGCCATTATATGATAATGCACCAAGCCAAGAAAGAAGAACCTTTGATAGTATCATAGCTCAATTATTTACTAATGTAGGATATGGTAAAAGATTGCAGAAGATAACTACCAATAAGGGCGAAGTGTATTATGGTGGTAAAGGTATCATCTTTGATGAGAGCTACACTCCATTACTATTATGTACATTAACTGCAAGAAGTGTACATACTGAGGATAATGGTAATGCTATGGTCTATTACAGACCTGTGTGCCATGTCAGCCCCAAAGTATTCTTAGAGTCTGATAAGTTGATTAATAAAGGCATCATCAAGAAATTGATTCCCTATTATACAAGTAGGGATATAAATTTCCCAAGAAACAATTACAGTTTCAGCAGTAATCCAGAGGACAGGAAAGTAAAGGTCATAGTAGATAATTTCAATAAGTTCTTTGTAGAACCTATTAAACCTACTCCATCTGCCTGCTCTAATGATGCACTGAATGAATGCCTTATTGACAATATTGATGACATAATGATGTTGATATGACATTAGATGAATACTTTGGAGATTGGATGAAGGTAATTGATAGGACAGAGCTTAATAATGTAATGGCTAAGGTTGGGCAAGAATACAGGAGGAAGCCATTATGTCCTGCCCAATCTGATGTATTCAGAGCATTTGAGCTTTGTCCTCTCAATGACTTGAAAGTAGTTATGTTAGGTCAAGACCCCTATCCACAAAAGGGAGTAGCAACTGGAGTATTATTTGGGAATAGAAAGGAAGTTGATGAGGATAACTTATCTCCTTCATTAGATGTTGTTAAAGAAGCAGCAATTAATTTTGAAATTCCACATTATTGTATTACCTTTGACAACTCTCTTGAGAGTTGGTCTAAACAAGGAATACTAATGATAAACTCTGCACTCACTGTAGAAATGAATAGAGTAGGTTCTCATGTGATGTTATGGAGACCATTCATAGCTAAATTGCTAAAGAACTTGTCTGAATATAATACAGCTATAGTATATGTATTGTTTGGCAGACAAGCTCAAACCTTCAAACCTTATATTAATGATAGGTTCAATCATATTATAGAGATTGAACATCCTGCATACTTTGCAAGGAGTGGTACTAAGATGCCACATCAGTTATTTGTTGATATAAGTAATAAGGTAAAAGAGATTTATGGTGTGCCTATAAAATGGTACGAAGAGTATTAATACTAAACAAAAAAAAAATGGAAAAGATTTATTTGACAAATGGTAAGGAAGTACAGATTGGAGACACTCTGACTAAAGCATCTAAGGTAGTAGACCCTTTCTTTGGTAAGGGTACTGTAGTTCAGCACATTGTGGTAACTAAGGACATTCTCCCTAAGCTCCTTGAGGCTGGCATTGTTACTACTACCAAGCCTGCAAAGTCTGCTGTGGTTGAATCTGAGGTTCCTATGGAGTTGGAGTACTACATTCAGAAGATTGCAGAGAGACTTGGTTGGAAGATTGAGAAGGTCTATAACTATCTCAATAGTATAGATACTATTCTTCCTGCTGCTGCATTCTCTATGGTACTTAGAGAAGTAGCCATTGAGTTGGACAAGAAGTATGAGGACCATATTGAGAAGAGTCCTGAGATTTATGTAATCTCTATGCTTGATGGTAGAATTACAAAGGCTAATAAGGCTCACATCAAGAACTACAGGAACTTCGCAGCATTCAGGACTATTGAGGATGCTAAGATTGCTTGCAGAATTACAAGAGACATTCTTAAAGAAATGTTCAAAAGTGGCAAATAAGAAGATTAGAAATGCCACACAGAGTAGTTCTAAGGGTATAACATTCAAATCCCAGTTGGAGAAGAGCATATACAATACTCTTCTTCAACAAGGGTTTGAGCCTCAATATGAGCCAACTACCTTCACTTTATGGGAAGGTTTTGAACCTATCACCCCATATTATGATAAGGAGACTGACAAGCAGAAAATCAAAAGATTATCAGACGGGACAAATACTTGTCCCTCAAAGATACTAATTCAGAAAACAGGTAAAATTGTTGGTATCAGATATACACCAGACTTTTATTTCAAATATAATGACCTCAATGTTTATATTGAAGCCAAAGGGATAGAGAATGATGTATTCTATATCAAGAAAAAGATGTTTATAAAATATCTTGATAACCTATACACTGAAAAAGGTGAAAAGTCTATCTATTTTGAGGTATATACCAAGAAACAACTCTTGCAGGCAATAGAAATTATCAAGAGTTATGGACAATAGAGAACCAATAGACAGAATAAAGGCTTTGATTCCCTCATTGCCTGAGGGAGATGCAAAGCTTGCACATAAGTTCTTGAATAGTAGGGACTTTGAGTCTCTCCAACTCTTAGTTGATTCATCTCTTGTCAGAGTAAAGAAAGGTCTCAGTAAGGAAAATCCTAAAGAGGAGTATCTGAAAGCAGACCTTGGAGAAATGAGGAAATTGAAGTCAGAAATAGATACTTACTGTGAGGCTCTTGAGTTGCCAGAGCAGGAGGATGAGTATGAAGATTTCAGTAGTGAGGAATACAATCAAGATTATTACTAATGGAGAGGAAATCTTTAAGAAGTATATCTTGGGATGTGTCTGAAGAAACATATAGGGCAGACCCAGCATTAAGCTATTCAACCCTTGCAAGATATGAGAGGGAGGGATTCAATAACTTGGATAAGTTATTTGACAGGTTAGAAACACCTTCTCTTACTTTTGGTAGTGCTGTAGACAGCATTATCACAGGTGGTCAAGAAGAGTTTGATGAGAGGTTTATGGTTGCTGAGTTTCCTTCTACTCCAGACTCTATTACAAAGATGGTAAAATCTTTGTTCAGTCAGTATGGAGATTCTTATAGGAGTCTTATCACAATTCCTGATGATGCAATCATTAAGGAGACTGAATATCAGAGTTATCAGATGAACTGGAAGCCTGAGACAAGAGCTAAGGTTATCAAGGAGAAAGGAGCTGACTACTATAACCTGTTATTTATAGCAGGCAGTAAGACTATACTTGATACTCAGACCTATCAAGATGTGTGCAATGCAGTAAGAGCATTGAAAGAGAGCAAATCCACTCAATTCTACTTTGCAGAGGACAATCCATTTGAACCAGATATTGAAAGATTCTATCAGTTGAAGTTCAAAGGAGAGTTCAATGGTGTAAAGTATAGAAACATGGCTGACTTAATCATAGTCAATCATAAGGGGAAGTGGGTAAAGCCAGTAGATTTGAAAACAAGTTCCCATACAGAGTGGGATTTCTATAAATCCTTTGTAGATTGGAGATATGATATTCAAGCCAGACTATATTGGGCTATTATAAGGCAGAATATGGATAAGGATGAGTACTTCAAAGACTTCAAGCTACTTGACTATGATTTTATTGTAGTTAATAGGAGAATCCTTGTCCCATTGGTGTGGACTTGTCCATTTACACAGGCAGTAGGTACATTGAAATTTGGAAAGAATGACCAAATAGAGATGAGAAGTCCTTTTGTGATAGGAGAAGAGCTTTCTTCCTATCTCACTTCCAGACCAAAGGTGCCTATGGGAATTAGTGAGACTGGTCCTAATGATTTAAGAGAATGGTTAAATACATTGTAATATGCAAGTAGTAAAAAGAGATAGCAGTATAGAGGAATTTAATGTTGATAAGATTATAAGTGCTGTAGAGAAAGCCTTTAAATCTTGCAACAAGAAAATGCCTCAGTATCTGTATGATATGCTGGGTGCTTTATTCGGCACTTTGGAAGGAGATACTATAGGTATTGAGGAGATACAGAATAAGGTTGAGGATGTTCTTATGAATGACAAACACTTTGATGTAGCAAAGAGTTATATCATTTATAGGGAACAGCATAAGCAGGCAAGATTCATTAGGGAAAGAATTGACTATATGAATGAGTATAGTCAATCTAATGAGAATGCAGCTACTTCATCAGAGACAGATGCCAATGCAAATGTAACTATGAAGAATGTTGCCAACCTTGAGGGTGAAGTGTATAAGACTACTAATAGGGTTATTCAGAGGCAAAGAATGAAAGACAAGCTGAATGAAATGTACCCTGAAGTAGCCAAGAAGTATGAAGAGGATTTGAACTCTCATGTCATTTATACACATGATGAAGCAACTACTCCTGTCTTGAAGCAGTATTGTATGGCTGTGAGTCTGTATCCTCTTATGATGGAAGGAGTTGGCAATATTGATGGTATCACTCCAACACCTCCTAATGACCTACAATCATTCAGTGGTCAAGTAACCAATCTTATCTTCTTGCTATCTTCTCAGTGTAAAGGTGCAGTGGCAGTAGGTGAATACTTTATTGCCCTTAACTATTACATTGTGCAGGAATTTGGTCCTAATTGGTATGAAAAGTTGGATGTAGTAACTACTACAGACCATTGCAGTAAGCAGAGGACTGTAAGAGATGCCATATATAAAGCATTCAAGCAGTTTATCTATGGTGTAAATCAGCCTGCTGGTAATAGGTCATATCAAAGTCCATTTACTAATGTGTCTTATTATGACCATACTTACTTTGATTCATTGTTTGGAGAGTTCTATTATCCTGATGGTACTAAACCCCAGTGGGAAGCAATAGACTGTCTGCAAAGGCTGTTTATGAAGTTCTTCAATAAGCTGAGAACCAAACAGATACTTACATTCCCTGTAGAAACTATGGCTATGGTGTATGACCCTAAGACCAATGATATTATAGATAAAGACTATAAGGACTTTACTGCTGAAATGTATGCAGAAGGTCATAGCTTCTTTACCTATATATCAGACAGTGCTGATAGTCTTGCATCATGTTGTAGATTAAGGAATGAACTTGCAGAGAATACCTTTAATCCTACGTCAGGTCTTACTGGTGTAATGACTGGCTCATGCAATGTTATTACTCTTAATATCAATAGGATTGTACAGGATTGCAACAAGGCTTATGGATTGAAGAGGAATGGAGGATGGAAAGAAAATACTTCATTTCTTAAGGATTACTTAGTAGATATTCTTGAAAGAGTCTACAAGTATCATATTGCCTTTAAGACAATGCTGTATGACCTTGAGGATAAAGGTATGTTTGCTGCTTCAAATGGTGGATATATCCATATCAGTAAGCTATATAGTACCATAGGTATCAATGGCTTGAATGAGGCTGCAAGATTCTTAGGTATGACTGTTGGTAACAACAAGGAATATATTGAGTTCCTGCAACTGGTTCTTGGTACTATCAAAGAGCAGAATAAGATACATTCTATCCATGATGCCAATAGACCATTCTTATTCAATTCTGAGGTAGTTCCTGCTGAAGGGTTAGGAGGAAAGAATTATAATTGGGATAAGGAAGATGGATATTGGGTTCCTGAGGATGAGAATCTATACAATTCATACTTCTATGATGCACATGATGATACCTCAGTACTTGATAAGTTTATACTTCATGGAAGGCAGACTTATCAATATACTGATGGAGGCAGTGCAGCTCATATCAATCTTGAAGACCACCTTAGCAAGGAACAGTATCTCAAACTGATAGACTTTGCAATAGCTAATGGAACCAACTACTTCACATTTAATATTCCTAATAGTAAGTGTGATGACTGTGGCTACATTACTAAGCATCCCATCACTGAATGCCCAAAGTGCCATAGTAAGAATATCACTCAATATACAAGAGTGATTGGCTATCTCAGACCTATTAAATCATTTGGTAAAGACAGGCAGATTGAGGCAAGTCATAGAACTTATAGTGATGGAAGGAGTGAGATATGCTAAAGTATGTGGATGCAAAAGTAGTCTTTGCTGAAGTGCCAGATGAAGTAACTCTTGCTATCAACATATCTAATTGTCCATGTCAATGTAAGGGCTGTCATAGCTCTTACTTGGCAGAGGATATTGGTAATCCACTGAATAAAACAGTCCTCAGCAAACTTTTGGAAGATAACAAGGGAATATCTTGTGTGTCTTTCATGGGTGGTGATAGGGATACTATACATATAGTAGCTTTGGCAAGTTGGGTAAAAACTCATACAAACTTAAAGGTTGCATGGTATAGTGGTAGGCAAGAGATTAGTGATATAGTAGCAAGGCAATTAAGGTGGTTTGACTACATTAAACTTGGACCTTATAAGGAGGAGTTTGGTCCACTTAACAGTAGGACTACCAATCAAAGATTTTACAAGGTCAGTGGTAGAGAGTTGGTAGACATAACAAATAAATTTTGGAAACATGAAACTGAAAATTAAAGTAAAAGTATTGACTGGGGGCTGTATGCCTGTAATTAGTGAGAATGGTGATTGGATAGATTTGAGGTCTGCCATAAATATCACCATCCCTGCACCACAGGCTGATGTCCTTAAAAGAAAAACTATTGAAGGAGAGAGAGTAGGTCATAGGGATGTAGAGATTCCTACCTATTATATTCCTCTTGGAGTTGCAATGCAACTACCACAAGGATTTGAAGCTATTATTGATTCAAGGAGTAGTGGTCCTAAAAAGTTAGGATTATTCATCCCAAGTGGTCAAGGTGTAGTGGATAACACATATAATGGCAATGATGATCAGTGGCACTATGTATGTTCTCCTATGAGAGAGACCACTATTGAAGCAGGTGATAGAATCTGTCAATTTAGGATACAGCTTAGTCAGAAAGCTACTATGTGGCAGAAGATTAAATGGCTGCTAAGTTCAGGTATTGAGCTTGTGGAAGTAGATGACTTGGGTGATGATAACAGAGGAGGATTTGGTACTTCTGGCATCAAGTAGTAACTAAAAAAAGCATGAAGCATGGTATTAGAAATAATTGGTATTATGCTTGCAGTAATCATCTTATCTATCATCATTAATGGTGTAGAAGATTATTGCAAGCAGAGCAAAAGGGTAAATATGTCTTTCAAAGAGGCTATGGATTTGGTAGAGTTGCCTGTAATAACATTCCTTAATGGAGATAAGAAACTTAACTTCTTGTTGGACACTGGAAGTAATATCTCTCAAATCAACAGCTCTATTCTTCCTCTTCTTGACCATAAGAAGATAGAGGCAAAAGACATGGATGTAACAGGAATTGAAGGCAATAAGGTAAATACTGAGTTCTGTGAAATGACAATTACTTACAAGGGACAAGAATTTGTAGGTGATTTCTGTATTCATAACTTGGATGATGCCTTTGCTATTGTTAAGGAAGAGTCTGGTGTGCAGATTCATGGTATTCTTGGCAGTCTGTTCTTCCAAAAATATAAGTATGTCTTTGACTTTGAAAGTCTTATTGCTTATTCTAAGAAATAATGGAAGATATTATAAAACTTAGGTCCAGATATAGAGCTAAAAACTATCTCAAGAAAATGCCTAAACCTGATGGTACTGAATCAAAAACTTATGTACTCAAAACTGATATGCCTACATTGAGAGTAGGTGAAGTTCAAGGAGGAAATAAGTTTATTGACCCATCAGGAGGTCCAATGATTGTGGCAGGCTGTGAGCTTGAGGAAGCCAAGGCAGTTGTCAAATCTATAGACTTTGTTAAGGGTTATGGATATACTATAACATTTGAATAATGATATATTTTGTTACTGGTCAGAGAGAACTATTTGAGTTTCCTGATGCTAAGTATAAATGTATTTCTGTAGAAGAGTCTCTTAAAATATTAGAGCCTCTTCGAGTAGTAGGTTTAGATACTGAAACTACAGGTACGGAGATATGGCAAGGTAAATTGCTTACTCTTCAGCTTGGTAACAAGGAAAATCAAGTTGTGATAGACTGCATGACTATTGATGTCAAGCAGTATAAAGATTATCTTGAAAGTGACAGACTATTCATCATTCATAATGCAAAGTTTGATTTAAGATGGCTGTATAAGGAACATATTGTAGTCAGAAATGTCTATGATACTTATTTAGCTGAGAAGATTCTATTTCTTGGATTCCCACCTGGCATTGTATCTTTGTCCTTGCAGGCTTGTTGTGATAGGTATTTACATATCTATCTTGACAAGACTGTCAGAGGACAGATACATGCAGGTATGACAGAAGAGGTTATAGTTTATGCAGCAAATGATGTTGTGTATCTTGAGGATATTATGAACTTGCAGCTTGTTACTATCAATGCAAGGGGTCAGAAAGTGGCACTTGATATTGAGAATGAGTTTGTAAGAGTCCTTGCATATATTGAATATTGTGGCATTAAACTTGACCCTGTTAAGTGGAAGGCTAAGATGGCTAAAGATGCAGAGAGGTTAAGGATTGCTGAGCAGAAACTTAATGATTGGGTAGTAGATTATGTAATGAAAAAGGATGACCCTTCCCTCATTGCAAGAAACTATGATACTCACAAGAAAGGTAAGCCAGCCAAACTTGCAGATAATGTGTATGTGGTAATACCACAACCTTCATTATTCTCTGAGTTTGATACTGGACCTCAATGTATTATTAATTGGAATAGTTCCAAGCAGGTAATCAGATTGTTTGAAGAACTTGGATTTGACCTATTGGTTAAAGACAAGAAAACAGGCAAGATGAAAAAGTCTGTGGAGTCTAAGTTTATAGAATTGCAGGCAAGTAAGAGTAGTATTGTTCCTTTATACTTGGAATATTCAGCAGCTTTCAAGGTAGTAACATCTTTTGGTCAAAACTTCCTTGATGCCATTAACCCTGTTACACAAAGAATCCACCCAACATTCAATCAAATGATGGATACTGGTAGATTGAGTTGTGGCTCAGGAGGAAAAGGTAAAGGAGGTAAGACTAAAGATGATGATATTGCAGAGGAGGAAGATGAAAGTAAGGACACTTCTACACAGGCAAATGATAAGAGTGTCAATGTTCAGCAGCTTCCAGCCACAGAAGAAACAAGAGCAGCATTTGTACCTGAAAAGGGACATTTGTTAGTAGATTGTGATTATGGAGACCAAGAGGGTCATGTGTTCACTGAGTTGTCTAATGATAAGGAGTGGATTGCATTCTACAATGACCCTAACCAAAGAGATGGACACTCCTTTGTAGCCAAGATGTGTTTCCCTAAAGACCTTGATGGGGTTGCAGAGAAGGATGTCAAGAAGGTAAGAAAAGACCTTAGAGATTTGGCTAAGAAGGCAAGGTTCTGTTTCAATTATAATGGTCAGGCTCCCACAATGGCAACTAATTGTAATATTCCTGTGGACTTTGCAACTGAGATTTATAACAACTATTTCAAGAGATTTAATGGTATAGCAAGCTATTTCAAGGTACAAAAGAGAGATATGTGGAATAGAGGCTATATCCTAATCTCAAAGATAACTGGGCTAAGGGCATATATCTATGACTATCCTATACTGAAAGGTATTGAAAGGAGAAAGAATGGTATGGAAGATTTCTGGGATATATACAAAGCTGCAAGAGACAGTGGCAGAGTAATATCTGAGATTCCACCATCTGTCATGCAAGAAATTGCAAAGAAGTTTGCCCAAGGTGTTCCTATTGAAGAAATAGCTGTTAGGTATTCATATAAGGTTAAAAAGGCAGGTAAGGTAGAAGAAAGATTCATTGATATTAACAGGGAGACTGTATATGTGTCAGTGATGAAACACTTATGGAAGAGAAAGAGTGCTTCTGATAATCAGTCATGTAACTATCCTTCTCAAGGTACTGCTGCTGCAATGACTAAGATAGCAGGTATTAGATACTTTAATCATTTGGTTAATGATGGTCTCATATTCAAAGTCCTCATTCCTAATGATGTACATGATGAGTATCTGATAGAACCCCCTGAGGAAATTGCAGAGCAGGAAGCTAAGAAGTTAAGTGAGTGTATGGAGTATGCAGCAGCAATCTTCTGTAAGAAAGTAACTATTAAAGCTGTGCCAGAAATTGCCCCTTGTTGGGTTCATTAATATGGAGACTTGGAAAATAATTGTCTTTGTAGTAATATTGGTATTACTAATGTTAGGTGCATGGTATGCAATAAAGCTGCAATGGAAAGAACTTGAAAAGAGAACCTATGTTTATCCTAAGACAGGTCATAAGTATATGCCACTCTACAGGTGCAGGATGAAGAATCCTGTATCTGGAGAATGGTTTAATGCTTTGATTTATCAAGGGATGGAGAATGGTGAGTTGTATGTCAGGTAGTACAAAGACTTCTTTGACAAGTTTGTGAAACTTTTAGACTGGAAAAATGGAACAAAAGAAAGTGGACAATGTTAATCATCCTCCACATTATACATGGCTTAAAGATAAATGTGGGATTGAGGTGATTGATATAACAAGACACATGGATTTTTGCTTAGGCAATGCTATTAAGTATATACTCAGGGCAGGACATAAGCAGGATGCAAGCCTTACAGATAATCAGAAGGAAATTGAGGATTTGAAGAAGGCTATATGGTATATCAATGACAGGATAAAGCAATTAGGTGGTGAAGTATGACATTTGTAATTCATTTCAAAGATGGACATAGTGAAACCTATAATAATAGGTATGATGAGGATGTAGAGCATGAGAGAGATGCAGCTTGGGATGATGTCTATGCTACATTTCCTGATGCAGAGTACATTGAGTCTTTCTAAGTCCATCATAGGAGGGTAGAAAGATGAGTGGGATTAAAGTTAGTGTTAAAACAAAGGCTAAAGAGACTCTGAAACTATCTAACCATCTAAGGTCATATCTTTTTGAACAGGAGTATGGTGAATTAAGTAACTGTACTCCTGCTCAAAAGAAAACCCTTAGAGATGCTTTGTTAGTTTTGAGCTCTGTGGTCAGCAAGAGTAAATAATATGACAGAGAAGCAACTGAGATGGCAGAAAAGGAATAGAATACTTTGGAGACTTAAAGGTATGGTCATACCTATTGATACAGAGGTACTTACTCCTGTAGAGGTAGATAAGTTAAATAATGCCTTTAGTATTATTAAGTCTGTAGTAGACAATTCTACTCAATCAAGTATTGAACTTGGATTCAATGCCAAGAAGAGGTGCCACTTTTGTGGGAAGCCTGTTGTGGAAGGTAGTGAGTATTGTAAAGAACATAAAGAATACATGGAGGAAAGACAATGCCAAAGATAATTTTATGCCGAGGTATTCAAGGTAGTGGTAAAACTACATGGGCTAAACAATGGGTACTTGAAGACCCTGAACATAGAGTAAGATTCAACAATGATGACATCAGAAATATGTTAGGTAAATATTGGGTTCCCAGTAGAGAGCCTATGGTTACTGCCATGAAGGATGGTTTTGTAGAAGAAGCTATACTTCTCAGATTAGATATGGTGGTAGACAATATGAACCTTAATAGTAAGGAAATAGAGTATTGGAGAAACTGGGCTAACCTGCATAATTATGACCTTGAATTTAAGAACTTCTTTACACCTCTTCAAGACTGTATAGAGAGAGACTCAAAAAGACCCAATCCTATAGGGGAAGAGGTCATAAGGAAGACTTATGAGAAGTATAAAGACATTCTGAAAGTGTAGTATGAGACAATATACATCAAGAGAGTTCATAAAGATAGTGGAATTTAATGGTTTCTATTATAGCAGACATAATGGAGACCATGCTATCTATGTGAATGATAAGGGAAGGCATATCAGCATACCTAAGAATCTTGAATGTGTAATTGCTCGTAGACTGATTAAAGAGAATAACTTGGTAACAGACATTAAAAAGAAAAAAGAAATGACTGAAAGTGGATATTATCCCCCAGGGGCAGAACATGACCCTAATGCACCCTGGAATCAGGCTGACAATCCTGAAAGGGAAATTGAGGTCACAGTAAGTGTCACCCTTAGTAAAACTGTAAAGATTAAGGTATCTGACTATGAGATTACTGACTCTGGAAAGGATGAAGATGGTGAATATTTTGAGGATATAGACTACTCAAACTGTGACCTTAAAGGTGCAGTTGAAGAGCAGATTGTATTACCTCAAAAGGCTTGGGATTATATAGCTCCTAAATCAAAGAAAGAAGTTAATGCTATTTTTGACCTAAAGGGCTGGAATGTTGATGACTTTGAAGTTATAGAGGAATAATATGGCAACAGCAACTAAGATTCAATTAGTAGAATTTAACAAGGATGAGGCATTAAATGGTGCCTCCCTTGCATTCTCTTCTAATGGACAATTAAGTGGAACAGCCAGTGACTATGTACTTAATTTTCAATTGAATGATATAGGCTCTGTTACAGAGAAATACTCTGGACAAGTACAAAAAAAAATGTATTATTTCAATGATAATGGTGTATGTTCTGATGGTAATGAACTCCATAATCTGTTTATTGTAGATGCCAAGATTATTGCAACCTCAGGTACAGTAGCTACCAGAGGAGATGCAGGTGCAGAAGAGAATATTGATATAGATGTATTACAGCCAAGAGAATACTTTGCAATGTATGCTTTGCAGGGTATATTGGCTAAAGTGGAAAATCCTTTGACATTGGATGATGGGCAGATTACTCTCATATCAAGTATGGCATTTAAGATTGCTCAAAGTATGATGAGTACAGCAGCAGATTATAGAGCAGCTACCCAATCAGAAGAGACTCCTCCACCATCTGTAGATGTGGATATTAACAATGTTACATCCACTACTGACAAGTTATTGTATAATATGAGTCAGTCTATGGTTGGAATGCAGGAGAGTTTGAAGGATATTAAGAACACTATGTCTGGTCAAGAAGGTGAAGTTCAGAAGGTAGAGTTAAGTGCAGTATCTGTATCAGAGGTACCTGTAAGGGTCACTAATGCTTACTTGAATACTTATGTGGACAATATGCCTACTGTCCCTTCAGAACCTGTATCTATCACTGGTACAGTAAGTGTGGATAACTTTCCATCAAGTGGAACAGAATCATAAGATATGATAGACAACTTTGAATTAATCAAGAGTCTCTTCTACTTCAATGAAGCAAATGCCATGTTCTTTCATTTACAGATTGTTCAGAGAGCCAAAGACCATAAGGGTGAGAACAAGAAAGTAAAGGAGAGTGCAATCAAAACTTACTTTATTAGAAGTAGAGAGCATCTTGATAGAGTGAAAGAAGAAGTAGTGTTTCTCTGTGAACATTATGGTGCAAGAGCCTATATCAATGTGGCTGGAAAGGATTTCAAGAATCTGCAAGACCTATTACTTGCTAAGTTAGCAGAGTATAATCTGAATGGTACTGTAAGAGACCCAAGGAGAATACTCAATAGTGCAGCAGGGGAATTGAAGTCAAGAAATCCTAAATGGGTAGTTGATATAGATGATATATCTATGATGAATGCTATTGCAGATAAACTCTTTGAGTTATATGCAGAGGCTTGGAAAAAGAAAGGTTCTGATATTTCAGTAGAGGCACTAAAAGAGGTAGGATATGACTATATCTATGCCCAAATACCTACTAAACAAGGTATTCATCTCATTGTGAGACCTTTTAATCTACAAGCCTTTCATAAGGCATTTCCTGATGTAGATATACATAAGAACTCAATGGGAACTGTTTTATACATCCCCAACAGTCTTAGCCATAGATATGTTTGCAGTGAATGTGGTAGCCCCAATATTCAGGTACAGGCATGGGTAAATGCTAATACTAATGAGTATGTAGATGACATAACTGATAATGCTGAATGTTGGTGTGAGGATTGTGGTAAACATACTAAACTTAAAGAAGTATAATGAAAGTATTAAAGATTTATTCAAGGACTTGTGGACCCTGCAAGGTGCTGGAGAGCAATCTCCAACTTGCAGGTATTCCACATGAAAGTATAGATGTTCAGTCTATACAGGGTGAGGATATAGCATCCAAGTATGAGATAAGGACAGTGCCTACTCTCATCTTAGTAGATGATGAGGGAAATGTTGTAAAAAGGCATAGTGGTCTGTTAGGTGTTCAAGAATTAAAAGAGTTCTGCAATGAGTAAAATTATCAGAATGGAAATGGTTACTCTTTGGAAGAGAGCATTAAATGCAGCAAGGAGAACCATAGGCAAAGCACCTTTAGATAAAGAACCCTCTAAATCTTGGGAAGCTAAGATGCTTTTAGCTGAGCATAGTCCTATCAGACTGCTTGAGTATGAGTGGACTTGGGCTGATATTATGCAGTGGGTTACTACACACTTGGTAAGACACCATGAAGGCTGTGAAAAGTTTGTTCATACTCAAAGGGGAGATAGAAGAGCCATCTTAGATGAGTATAATGTATCTTCGAGGAATGAGCTGCCCCAAGGTGCAACAAATGATATGGATATGACAGCCAATGCTCAGGCTTTGATAAGTATATCAAGAAAGAGACTGTGTAATTGTGCATCTAAGGAAACAAGAGAGGCTTGGAAACAGGTACAAGATGCTATTAGGGAGGTAGACCCAGTAATGGCAGATAAGATGGTTCCAGAATGTATCTATAGAGGATTCTGTCCTGAATTTATGAATCCTTGTGGCTATGCAAATACAGAGAAGTATCAGCAGGACTTGAAGAGATACAGAAGCACTGACTATGATGAAAGTGGACATTTGATAAGTAATAACTAAAAAAAGTATGACTTCTGGTACGAAGAAATCAGTTGTAGTTGCACCTTCTTTCAGTGAAAGAATGGCAAGCATTAAGTCTATGTTTAAGACTGCACATGAGAATGCAAGTAATCTCCATGCAGAGATGGAGTCAGAGATTGCAAAGAAGGAGTCTCAGATTGCTGCATTGCAGGAAGACATCAAAACTATTGGTGTTACTAAGCAGGAGGCTGAAACATTTATGTCTAATATAGAAAAGCTTATTTGATATGATTGAGCAAATAAATCAGTTAAAGCAAGGTTCCATTATTAGTGAGAGTTCTCACTATATTGTGAATAAAGTGTCAGGCTCTAATGCTTGGCTTACTCATTTTGAGAGTGGTGAAGAGGTTCAGATTGGTATGAGTTATTTGAAGAATTATACTAACTCTGCTGACCTGTTTGAAACTACAGTAAAGGTAACTAAAGAAGATAAGAAGGATGGTACTCTCGGTATTAGAAGTATTTGGGAGAACATTCATTCTGGTCAAGTATTTACTGTATGCTTCAAGAAGCAGGACAAACCTAAGAGCAAGAAGAAGCTCAATGAGGAGATTGACCATCTTGTGAATCAATTCTCTGAGGACATTGACAAGGTTAAGGCAAATAAGAAGGGTGTAGCTGAAAGGGCTAAACAGCTTATTACTGAACTTGTTAGAGAGCCTATCCTGCCTTATGAAGAGGGAGAGGAGAAAGTTCTTAGAGGCTATAAGATTCAATTTGAATCAAGAGATGGCAGATATGATTGTGTAGATATGGATATTACTAAGACTGATAAAGAGTCAGGTATTAGACCAGTCAATATCAACACTGTCAAGTGGCTTATATTCAATGGTGTCAAGTACATTGTTGAGTAATCTTATAAGGAGGAGTAAGTTAATCACTTATTCCTCCTTAACTTTTTCCCATAATACCTTGTGTATTACAATTAAATTCCTTACCTTTGCACAAATAATACTTTTAATTATATGAGTTGTTTAGTTATAACACCAGAAATTAGAAAATTAGCTAAGAAGTTTCCTAATGAAACAGAGCAATCAATACTTAACTTGGTTGGACTGTGGCAGGAAAAGAATAATAAGTCTATTGAGGATATTCCATTAGGTAGTGAACTCAATGATTTTATTAAGGAGCTGAGAAGTAGTGAGGCTACTGAACAGCTTGATGAGGCACTTAGCAGTTCTTTTGATACTCCAAGGATTACTTCTGTTGAGGAGCAGCAGAAGGTGGACCTACTCTTTGACCCAAGAACAAGAAGAGATAGAGTGACACTTATTGCAAGATTCTTCAGTAATGAAGTTGATAATGCCTTGCAGGAAATGACTGATTCTTTGAAGAGAAGAATTGATGATGCCAGTGGTGTGGAGAAGGAAGAATTACAGGCTGAGCTTAATAGCTTGGATAGATTCTCTGCTATAAAGAAGTACACTCCTGCTGGTATATTCAAGAGAGTAGCTAACATCTTCAATTCTTATGTACAAGATACAGAAGAGGGCAGAATACAGCAAGAACTTAATGCAATCAACTCTATGAGAGGTGCAGATAAGTTCTCTGATGAGCAGAAATTAGAAGCTGCCAAGAAGAAAGCTGCCTATAAGAATCAGGAATATAAGAAGATAGTTGATGACCCTTATGTCTACAAGGCTCTTGCTGAGGAAGCAAGTACTTTGCTTGTAATGACTGAGGGTATTAGAATAGACCCCAACCACATTGCACCTGCTGATGCAAACCTCAATGATGATGACCCTGATGGTAACAGTGAGGTAGATAATGAAGCAGAGGATTGGAGACAAGAAGAGGCTTATAAGGATGGATGGATGACTAATTTCAGACAGGTAAGTTCACATGAATCTCTGTCACAAGCTGTAAGAAAAGTAATCAGACAAGTACCTAAACTTGACTATAGAGGCAAGTATGAAAAGGATGATTTAGGTTTCACAAGATACCTTGATGCTGACTATGTTCATGCTACTTTCATTGACAAGTTAAGGAACATGATTAACTCTGATGATATGCTTCCTTTGATGCAGGATTTACAAAGAATCAAGCCTTGGGTTAAGCAAGTAACCAAGTTACTTCAAGGTGATGAGACTTTATTCTCTCAATTCTACCAAGACTTCAGAAAGGACTTTATGCCTTACTGGATTCAAAAGAAGAAGATGATGCCTGATGGTACTTTCAAGATGGAAACTATTGCCATCAATAAGCCTGAAGGTGTATATCATCTCCTCGATGCTTGGAGAGATAACTATGAGAATGGAGTACAGCTTGATGATGATAGTGTATATGAGAAGAATGGGGAAATAAACAAGGATAATGCAGCTAAAGGTTTACAATGGACTGAGACATTGAACAATATGTTCCAGAACCTTGATACAGAATCCAGACTTCAACTCTTAGAGAGAGAAGATGTATGGAATACCATAATGAAGTTACTTCATATGTTAGGTATTGATGCCAATCCTTCTGTATTGAAAACTGCATTAACTGATATAAAGACAGCTCCAGGTATCACATTTACTGACCCAATTATGCTTCTTTTACCACAATTGAATGTCATATTCAGTGGTATTAAGAAGGGTGAAGTCAAGTCTGAGACAAGAGAGGATGGTACTGAGAAGAGAGGAGACCTTATCAATACTTTTGGCTCTGCTTACAATATGATTGCAAGTATGATGGCAGAAGTAACTGAGGATGCTATTGAGAGTAGTGTCAGAGAGAATGATAAGTCCTACTATTCTCATGTTACTCCTAACTACTTAGGTAAACTTATTAAGAATCTCAAGAATGTTATGAATGACAAGGAGAGATTTGAACAGTTTATGCAGACTGAGTTCAAGGATTATGAGTGGTTCTTTAAGGATGGTCATTGGAGAAATGACTGGCTAAGACAGCTTGCAGAGTCTGATGAATTGAGAAGAGGTCTTAACCATAAAGTAGTATTGAACTCTGATAAGGTAGACTATACTAATTGGGATGATTTGGATTATACTTTGGCTCTTCTTACAGAATATTGGGGAGACCCTGATTCTGCAAAGTCAAGTATAAAGTATGCTTGGTATCATGTTCCCATTCTTTCAGATAGCCCCTCTGCTGAGTTTATCAGATTCAGAAAGTACACAACAGGTGATGTACTTGATGAAAATGGTAAGAAGAGAACCTATGATGATGTTATCCTTGACAAGTTAGTAGACTTGGTTAATCAAGAGTATGACAGAATCATGCTGGTTAGAGAAAGGGATGAGGCTTACCAGAGTGGAGATAAGAATGTAGAACCTATTGCAAACTATGATATTGTCAGAAAGAAAGATGGGAGTATAAAGAGTATGGGAGGTGCAGAATTTAAGTTCCTTCCTGCACTTAACAACCTCAGATATGACAATGGAGAGACATTCATTGATAGGCTAAGCAGACTTAAATCCAAGGGTACTGGTGCTGAACTTAGGAACTTTCTAAGAACTACTCTTAATGACATGATGGAAGATGGTTTTGAACAGACCTATAGAGATTGGATGAGGGTAGGACTTTTGGATGAGCTTCCTAATGGCAAGTACAAGTATCTTCCTTTTGAGGGTCAGTCCAAGCAGAATGCAATAACTGCAAAGGCACTTATCAAGGCTAAAGATGCCTTAGGTTCATTGTGGAATACCAATATGGAACTGATGCTTAGAGCCTATAACAATAATAGTGCTTTTGATAGTAGGGAAGCCAATAACCTGATGGAGCAGATTAAGAATTTGCTGACAGATAAGGCAACAAGAGGTGAGATGGAGTTGAAAGATGCTCAGTCAATCTCAAGAAGTCTGTTTGTTAAGAATAATGCTAAGGATGCACTTAGAGAATACTATTGGAACAGTAAGTTAGCTACTTCACAAATTATCCAGCTTACTACTACTGACCTTGCCTTCTATAAGAACCTTGAGGACTTTCAGAAGAGATATAAGGAGGTTCATGCTCCTGCCCTCAGACTGAATACTAAGGCTACTTATAAAGGTGAGAGAATTGGTAGAGATTGGGAAAGAACCATCTACTTGAAGGATGATGAGATAGTATCTTCTGTACTTGAAGACATCAAGACTGTACTTGATGAAAGGGTTAGAAGAAATGAAATGACCAAGATAGACAGAGATAATATTATCAGCAAGTTTAGAAATGTGAATGTAGCAGATGCTCAGGCATATAGAAGTTTGAGTTCCTATAGGGCAATACTTGGCATGTCAGGTCAGTGGACAGATGATATGGAGCAGGCATATAACAACTTCAAGAATGGAGATTGGAATATTAAAGACTTCAATATCATTTGGCAGACTAAGAAGCCTTATGTTTATACACAAGTCAATAATAACAGTGGCATTGAAGGTCATACTGGAATTAAGACTCCTGTACAACATAAGAACTCAGAGTTCCTATTACTTGCTATGCACGAACTAATTGCTGGTCCTTTAGGAAGGTCAGGCAAGCTGAAAGCCATAAATAAGTTTATGGAGGATAATCAGATTGATGTAGTTCAGTTTGAATCTACCACTAAAGTTGGAAAACAAGGTGTAATAGATTTGAATGATGTAAATACTGAAGCTGATGTAATCCAAAGACTTAAAGATACTACAGGTATTGGGTTTGGTAATGAGAATCCTAATGTAGTGCATAAGGTATCTTATGAAGATTATGGTATTCAGACTGCAACTCCTGAACATGCTATAGATGCTGTCCAGTTGGTAGGTACTCAGATTAGAAAGCTAATTACTGCTGACATCTCTGATGACACAATCATTGAAGTTAATGGTAAGAAGATGACTAAGAAAGAGTGGCTTGACCTGTATAATGCTATCAATACTGAGAATATCCTACAAGCATTTGCTGATGTAGATAAAATATTCAAAGACCCAAAGAAGGTAGAAGAAATCTTACTTGAAGAGATAAGAGGTAATCAAAGGTATGGTATGGATATGATGAGGGCTTGTACTCTTGATGAGAACAACAACTTCAATATCCCTCTCTTTGACCCTGTGCAATCTCAAAGGGTACAAACACTTCTTAATAGTGTAATCAAGAGTAGAATTACTAAACAGAAGATTAGAGGAGGAGCTTTAATTCAGGTATCTAATTATGGCTTGACTGATGAACTTCATGTGGTATTTGAAGGTGAAGGTGCTAATAAGAGGATTAAGTATCTTGAATGTTATATGCCTGCATATAGTAGAGAGTTCTATGAACCTCTTATGGACCCAAATACTCACCAGCTTGATGTAACTAAACTTCCTGAGGATTTGAGAAAGTTGATTGGATATAGAGTTCCAACAGAGGATAAATACTCAATGGCTCCTCTGTATATTAAGGGATTCCTTCCTCAACAGAATGGTTCTGCAATCATGCTTCCTGCTGAGATTACTACTCTATCAGGTTCTGACTTTGATGTGGATAAGATGTATATCATGTTACCTGAGTTCAGAGTTAAGAAGTATGATATGAGACAGGCAAGAGAAGACTATGCAAGAATGAATAGCTTATTCAATCAAGTATTGTCACAATTCACTCATAGCCAGTTGGCAGAAGATATTCTCAATGCAGATACTGATGACTTTAAGGAATGGTTCAAGGAGAATAAGGAGAAGTACAGACTTGCCAAGCCTATTATAAGTAAGGTAAAGTATGACTTCAATAAGTCTCCACAGGAGAACAGTCTTGAGGCAAGAAATAACTTGCTGATAGATATGATGTATGGAGTCTTGACTAATGCAGATACAGCTTCAAAGATTCTTAACCCAGGTGGTTTTGATTATCAGAAGAAGTCTGCAAGAATAATGACTATTCTCAATGATTCTTATGAGAGTGACTTGGCTCAAGCATTAAAGGATATGGGTATAGAACTTAATAAGACTGTACAGAAAGGTGGAAAATCTTATCCTTCATACCTATTTGACTTAGACCTTGATACTCTTGATAAGTTGGCAGAGAAAACAAAGGTCAAAATGGACCCATTATCACCAAGAACTCAAGTAATGTTGCATCAACAGAACATGACTGGTGCTAAGTTGATTGGTATTTATGCCAACCATAATGCAAACCATGCTTTGATGCAACATACTCAGTTAGCTTTGGATGAAGAAAATGGCTCATTTGTATTGAATGGAAAGAGACTTACATCTCTACATGATATTATGAATGGTGACAAGGAATTTATCTCAAAGAATAATGCTGGATTCTTGGCTGCTTCTGTGGATAATGTTAAAGACCCTGTGCTTGCAGCACTTAATCAGAATACTTTCACTGCTGATGCTTCTATGCTTCTTTCAAGATTAGGTTATAATCCTATTGAGATAGGTCTGTTAATGATGCAGCCTATTGTACAGGAAATTACTCAAACCTATTTTAGAGAGAGTAGAGAAGGTAAAGGCAAGGATACTATTATTGATGAAGTGCTTGGTAAATATAAAGATAAGGCAGCTCTTAATAATGACTTGACCTATGACAATTACAAGAACAATAGCTTCTACATTGAAGAGCTTGCAGATAATATAATGCTTGCTAAGGAAGCTGTTACTGACAGGTCTCAGACTTCTGATTTCAGAAAGATTGAGTTCTATCAGAAACAAGTTGCAGTTGGATATTTGTTCAAGAGAATTATGAACTCTGCTGATGCTTTGGGACAGTTAGTACAGGCTACAAGGTCTGATACCCAAGGAGGTGCTGCTGGTCCTACTATTGCAGATACAGAGTTGAAGATGCAGAAAGTGAAAGACCTGTTAGACCAAATAGAGAATAATGACAAGTTCCCATTGAAGAATGCCAATGTAATACTTGATGGTCTGTTATCAGACAATCCTGACACTGACACTCTAAGAGAAAGACTATTGTCAGCTCCTCTTCCTTTCTTACAGGCTTTCTATACTCTTGGCTTGCAGAAGACAGAAGAAATGTTAGGGTCTTATTTCCCTCAATATACTGAATCATTCAGAGCTGTAATTGATGACCTTAGAGACATGACTAAGACTGGTAAGTTGAATGTAAAGACTATGAATAGTATTTATAATGACTTGCTTGCCTATATCATGTCAAAGAATGGATTCTTTGGTTCTGAATTGATTGTAAACCCTGACTCAGAAGTAGGTGATATTATTGTAACTTCCTCTGATAAGAGAAAGGATTTCATCAATAACTTCCCTGAATACTTCAAGAGAGTGGTTACAGATAATGAGGATATAGCTGACCTTGAATTTATTAAGAGACTCAAGGTAATCAGGGCAAATGACAGTAATCCTGTAGACACAGTAGTGTTTAAGAATGTAGGTCAGTTAAGTCCTACTTTGAGAGAAAGATATATGAGGGATTGGGCATCTCTATTATATATGAATAACCCAGAAGCTCAGAAACTTGCTCTTAATCTATTCAGATATAGCTATTATAGAAATGGCTTTGCATTTGGACCTTCAACTTTCATCCATTTGGCACCTGTGGCAGTGAGAAATGCTATCCCAGAGTACATAAGTACATTGAGAACTCTCTTGTCATCAAGTGATGATTATAGTCAATTTGTAGACCAATATGTCTATAACCACTTGGATAACAGAAAGTTGGTTCCTGAAATCCCTGATACAGCCTCTGTCCAGTTCATAGGAGAGGATAATGAAGTTAAGGATGAAGTTGCATTTGTGATTGATGATAATGCTACCTTTGGAGATAAGAAAGTTATCAAGAAAAGGATAGATACTCCTGATGGTCCTGCTTATGACTTCTTTAAGTATATAGGTAAGAGAATTAGAGGAAACTATGTCTATTACAAACTGACTTCATTAGGTACTGAACAAACTAATGTTGCAACCTATGAAAGGATTGAACCATTAGGTTTCAGAAACAGCTTTATTGAATATGAATATGGTAAGGATGTAGAAGAGATGGAAACTGTAATTGATAAGAACAGGAAAGATTATGACCCTTATGCAGATACATTGTCAAGATTTGACCTTGGAGATGCTGAGGTTGATTATGATTCTATGCCTGACTATCAAGATATGCCTCAAGAGTATTGGGATTCTATTCCAGAGGTAGATACTGATGCTTTCCAACAGGTATATGGTACTCCTCTTGATACTTCTGCTCCAAAGGCTGATGATGTAACAGCTATTCAGCCTAATACAGAGTATAAGGATGAGAATGGTGATAGTATTTGTGGTGCTCCAACATTATATAGTTTATAAGATATGGCAAGAAGTTGTGCAATTATTCCAAAGGTGAAGAATAGAAATGGTCAGATAGTGGACAGCAAGTTATTTAAGGACTTGCTGTCCTTCACTTCAAACAATAGAAGTGAGGCTACAAGACTATATCTTATTACAAAAGCTGACTCTTTTATAAGAGATTGGAATCCAAGGCTAACATTAGATGAAAACAGTGAACCTACATTGAGGAGTTTGCTAAAGCAGACTAATCTCAGTAAAGTCATTCCAGAAACTAAGGTACTTGAGAGACTTAATAGGGAGATTGGGTACTATAAGAAAGGAATGGACAGACCAGCCCTATGGGTAAACAATGATGAGAATTATCAAAAGTTGAAACAAAGGGCTATAGCCTTTAATCAGAACTCAGAGTATAGGGATGATTATGTGGCTAATATAGTTAAGATTCAAGACAGTGAATCTCCAAGAGTATTCATTGGGGTAAAGGTTGAGAAAAGAAACAGGCTTAACTCTATTAATGCAGATAAGATGGAATACAATGAAAACCTTAATAACAGGTTGAGGGGTATTCTTGAGTCTCATGGAATAGGGATAGGTGCTTTGACTGACCTTGAAAAGAGAATGGGTATTCATGGTGTAACTGACTTTGATGTTGCAAGAAATGCAGCAAATGGCCTTGTTGAAATGATTAGGCTTGCTAATGGTATTCAAGGTGAGAGAGCACTTCCTGAGGAATTTGCACACTTTGCCATTGAAGCTATGGGGGATAATCCACTTATTACAAGACTTATCAATAATATATCTTCCAATGGGCTGGCAAGAGAAATTATAGGTGAGGACTATGACACCTATGATACCTTATATCATAGTGATGAGGCTAAGTTGGCAAAAGAAGCTGCGGGTAAACTACTTGCAAAGCATCTTCTTCAAGGTGAGAATATCCCATCTGCTCCTTATAAGAATCTACTGCAAAGAGTAATCCAAGCAGTTAAGAGTTTCTTCAAGAATATTAGTGCAAGTCCTATACAAAGAGCCATGAAAGAGGCTGATAAGAACTTTGGTTCTTTAGCACAGCAAATACTTAATGGCAGCATGGATGAGGCTATTGATGTTAGCAATATAGCTTCAAATGGGGTATTTTACAGTACCTCAGAGAGAGTGGCAAGAGATAAGAAGTTACTTCAAGGAATCATTGAGAATGAGTTGAAGAGATTGAAGATTTATGAAAAGAGAAATCCTAATAGCCAGTTTAGTGCTAATCAAAGGTTACTCATTGATAGATTGGATATTGAATTAGCTGATAACAATGAGATTGAGGGTATTTATACTTTTGTAGAGAATGCTCTTGAAGAATTGACTAAGGTAAGTGACAGACTTACTATGTTACAGAATACTCCTGCTACTAATGTTAATGAAAGAGCCAGAGTACTAAGAGATGTCAGAAACTACTTGTATAGTTACAAGCATATTACTGATGATATTAGGAAGGCTCTTATTGATGAAGAGAAGTATGCAGACAATAGATATGGTCAGAGAGTAAGGGTAGTATTGGACAACACAACTACATTACTTGGAGACTTGTTTGTAAGGTACAATGAAGTATCAATGCCTCTCTTTGTTGATTTCATTAAACCTTTTGTAGGAGAGAGTATAACTGTTCCTTTTGGCAAGTTCAAGGGCAAGACTATGAGTGCTGAAGACTTAGTTAAGATAGCTGACAAGGACATATCTTTCTTTGATAGATGGCTTGATTCTATGGCAGACTCTTCAGATTATATGCTGAAAGTTATGGACCAAGCTGTCAAGAAGAGTAAAGAAAATGCAAGGTTGGAGACTATCAATGTTATGAAGGAGCTTCAAGCTGCTACCATTAAGTTAGAGCAAGCTGGAGTTAAGAGCACTGATTGGATGTTTGAAAGAGACAGCAAAGGTAATCTCACAGGTAATTATATCTCTGAGATTAACCAAGGTCTATTCAAGGAGAAAGTCAGGGAAATGTTCAAGTCTCTTAATGAGAAGTATGGTAAGAATCCTGTAGGAGATAATGCAGAGAAGTACAGAAAGGAGAGACAAGCTTGGTTTGATGCTAATATGGAGGTAGTCAATGGAAAGAAGCAACCTAAGGTATCAATCTATGGCAATAAGGCTTATCAGAAATTGAATCCTGCCCAGAAAGAATACTACAACAAGATTATGGAGATAAAAGCTAAGCTGGATTCATACCTTCCTGACAAGTACACTACCTTAACTAATGCAGTTAAAATCAGAAAGGACCTACTTGAAAGAGTAAAGGCATCTGATGGTGTAAAGTCAGGTAGTATACAAGTATGGGAAGCTGTTAAAGACCAATTCATTAGAAGAACAGATGACACTGAGTTTGGAGATAGGGCTACAGTAAAGGACTTTGAAGGTAAAGAGGTGCAAGTACTTCCTATCTACTATACTAAGATGAAAGAGGGTGAAAGTCCTAATGACCTATCTACTGATATAGTATCTACTCTCACAGCTTATGCAGCTATGGCTAATGACTTCAATGAAATGAATAAAGTAATTGATGTTCTTGAGCTTGGTAGGGATATGCTAAAGGAGAGGGAAATTATACAGACAAGAGGTGGTAAACCATTGGTTGAAAAGTTCAAGTCTGTAGGTAGGAAAGTAGAATCTACTCTCACTAAATCTGGTGATGAAACAAGATTTATGCAGAGACTGAATGACTTCTTTGAGATGCAGGTCTATGGCAGATATATGGCTGATGAAGGTACATTTGGTAATACAAAGATTGACAAAGGAAAGGTTGCAAACTTTGTTAATAGAATGACCTCACTCAATACATTAGCTGTCAATGTACTATCAGGTATTTCCAATGTGGCTACTGGTGGAGTTATGATGAGAATTGAGTCTTTCTCTGGAGAGTTCTTCAATGAATCTAATACTCTAAGAGCTGATAGAAACTATGGTCAAGCACTACCTGAGTTCCTTGCAGAGATTGGTAATAGAGTCAAGACAAGCAAACTTGCTTTGTGGGATGAATTATTCAATGTAATGCAGGAATATGAGACTGATGTCAAGGAAGTAAACTTTGATAGAAAGACTTGGTTCAGTAGAATGTTTGGTACTTCTGCTTTATTCCTTATGAATAATGCTGGTGAGCATTGGATGCAGAATAGAACCTCATTAGCACTTGCAGATGCTTATAAAATGAAAGCTCCTGATGGTAAGATAGTATCTCTATGGGATGCTATGGAAGTGGTTCCTATTGATAAGAATAACAAGAAATTAGGTGCTAAGTTACAGTTAAAGCAAGGTTATACTAAGGAGGATGGGTCTGCATTTACAAGAGATGATATTATAGCATTCAGTAGAAAGTCTGCTGCTATAAATCAGAGAATGCACGGTATTTACAACAAGGCTGACAGAAGTGCAGTACAAAGGTTAGCTGTAGGTAGAATGGGTGTTATGTTTAGAAAGTGGATTAAGCCATCTTTGAACAGAAGATTTAAGTCTGCCACATATAACTATGACTTGCAAGCATGGACAGAAGGTTACTATAATACCACAGGTAGGTTCTTGATGCAGCTTGCTAAGGAATTGAAAGAAGGTCAGTTTGCATTAGCTGCAAATTGGAACCAACTTTCCAAGACTGAGAAAGCAAACATCAAAAGAGCTGCAACTGAAGTAGGACACTTCTTGGCAGTAGCACTTGTACTTGGTCTTATGGATTGGTCAGATGACAAGGATAGACCTTGGTTGGCTAAGATGGCAGAATACCAGGCAAGAAGATTATACACTGAATTAGGTTCATTGATTCCTGGACCTCAGATGGTTGGAGAAGGATTGAAGATTATAAAGTCTCCTGCTGCTAGCATTAATACTCTTGAGAATACTCTTGATTTAATTGGACTTATAAATCCATTTAATCATGAAGTATTTGCTGGAGAAGATGCTTTGATACAGTCAGGAAGATATGAAGGAGAGTCTAAGGCAACAAGACTATTCTTTGAATCTCCACTTATTCCAATGAACAAAACTATTTATAGAGGTTTGCATCCTGAGGAAAGTATTCCATTCTTTAAGCAATAAAGCAAATAGGGAGAGTGAGTAAATTAAGTTTTACTCCTCTCCCTATTTTTTTTTTACATAAAATAAAAGGGAGTAACATTTCTGTTACCTCCCTAATAAAAAATTTCATCCTACTGATTAAAAGGCTATACACTTAATAGCTTGGTCTCTCTCCTTTTGAGAGATTGAATCAAACTTCTCTGCTGTCCAACCTTTCTTCAATAAATTCTCTTGCATAGAATCACTTAAAGTATTAAATGATGTAGTAGTTGAAGTAGTACCTCTCAATTCACTGATAGTGGGGACTTTGAATGTACTATCTGCATACTTACCCTCATTAATTCTTCTATAGTAGTCTATCAAGGAAGGTCTAAAGTTATTCCAGTTAGTAACCTTAGCAAAGAGTTCCTTGAAGAAATCAAGTATTCTCTTACCTAAGCCCCTATTCTGTCTTGTCATTACATACTCTCTGAATCCTTCTGCCATATCTTCCTCAAGAGAGAGATTATCTTTCTCACCATATAACTTTCTTGCTTCATCATATAATGCCTGTCTCTCATTATTGTCAAGAAGGAGATTAAATACAGCATGGAAAGCTTCATGGTATGCAGTACCTTCAGCAGCTATGTCAGACAATGTGATTACACCTTTATCAAATTGTCCCCAAGCTAAAGCACCTTGTCTGCCTACTTTAATAAGACCTTTTACTACTTGTACTCTATCATTCTCACTTAATTGAGGTAGTACTCTACTCAACCAATTAAGTTCCTTTTCCTGATTCCATACTGTAGCTTCTGTGTCATCTACTCTTCTTAGGGTAAATTCATCCTCAAACTCTTCATCATGGTCATTTATTGCCTGTTCCTTTTGAGCAGTATAGGCAGCACCTGTCTGGGTATTACCTTGATTAATAGTTGCAGGAGTCTCTACAGTAGTAATAGGAGCAACACTTACAGTAGGTACTGCATCAGGGTCAAACAATATAGTCTTTTCTGATGCTAATTCCTTAACTTTCTGAGGCTTAGCTTCAAGTCCTTTCCTAATTGCATCCTCAACTTGTGATTGGGTCATACCCCCCTGCACAGGATTATTCTTCAAGAATAAGAATGTCTTACCATTAGGGAATACTGCATAGAAGCTGTTTGAAGCTACATGGGCTACTTCAGTTTCTCTTCCAAATCCCTTTGTAATATTAGGAACCTTAGTTACATGAACTTCAACCCCATCAATTACAGTAAGTGGTGTAACATATCCCTTATGTAATTTACCATCCAACTCAAAGTAACCTACTCCCTCATCAGCATTATTCATACTGTGTTCAGGTGTCAAATCTTCAATAGGATTCTGTGTCTCTAATGAAGTCTCAAAGATAGGTAATACTGTCTGAGCTTGTGCTGGAGTAGCAGGAGTTTCTGTAGATTTATCTACTTTAACTGCACTTGCTAAAGGCACATTAACAGCAGGATTGTATGCAATAGGAATACCCTTTTCACTTTGTACTGCTGATACATTCTCCTTATCATAACTCAATACAAATGGCATTACAGCTAACTTAGTAACTGGTACACCATACTGAGATTCAAATAAGTTCTTGTAAGCAGAAAGTTGCAAAGTATAGTAATCCTTTGCACTCATTCTCTGAGTAGCAGATGGAGTAGTAAAGTAATTAACCTTATGACCATATCTGTCTGTAAAGTCATAAAAGCTGTATCTACTTGTTTTTACATCATAGATTCTAAAGTTACCATCCTTATCAACAGAGAGAATATCAACCTCTCCTGCAACTCTTGTACCATCAGGGTATTTCTGGAACAATACAATATTGTCAGCAAGGAATCTTTCTCCCATTTGCTCCATATTTGACTTAATCCTATTAAGGGAAGTAATCAAATCTATGAAAGCATTTTCCGACATATTGGATGGTCTTGCTATCTTAGATACATCTCTTATAGTAAAGTACTGTCTGATGATACTATCTACTGCTGAACCAGCATCAAGTGCCCTTTGTGAATTAGTACCAGACACCTTGTCTCTTACTATATTCACAATAGTATCTCTACTCTTGGCATCAGTCTTACCTCTGTAGGCAGTCAAGTCTACCTTAAACTTGTTCTCCAAGTATTTCAGGTAATTCTCATACTGAGTAGGATTATCTACAAACTTGCTAAGATTAAGTCTTGCCAATTCAAGAGCCTTTGTTTGCTTGTCAGATTCTACCCAATTAGAGCCTAATCTACTATGCACTCTACTATATTGGTGGTATTCACCATCATCTTCAAGTACATAGTAAAACTCACCATCAGTTCTTGTTTTATCTACCCTCTTTTGGTTCTCATATATTTCACTGATAACCTCCTTAGACTTGGCAACTCTACCCTCTCTTTCCTTCTTTCTACCTGCAATAGTATCCTTTACATCTTGTGCATCCTGACCACTGAGATATGTCTGCTTGCTTCTATCAAGTACCTTGCCATCAGGAGTAAGAACTTTGTTATCTACCATCATTGATGATGTTGTAGCATCCCCGAAGTTATCTTGTGCCCAAGCTAAGTCAAACAATATTCTATTACTGTCAGTAACTTCTACAGTCCTGCCTTGGTCATCTCTGATAGTGTTTGTCTTTAAGTCTACATAGTATGGCTTATTTGAGAATACAGATACTATTCTTGTGCCTGCAATAGCACCCTCAGTACCACCTACAGGAGTTTCTACTTTCCTCTTAGGTTGAGGAGCTACAGAAGCTGGACTTATAGCTTGATGAAGATTACCTTCATTATCAAAGTAATCAGTTGTAAACCAGTTACTTCTTACTGAAGCCTCAGTAATATTTGAAGTAAGGATATTAGAGTTTATCAATCTGTTGTTGTATGCACCCTCATTTATTCTTCTTGTGCTGACCTGCAAAGGAAGATTAAACTTAATAAGGTGTCCAAGTATTTCATTGTATATATCCTCAGGATTCTTAGGAGTACCTAATGCACTTGTATCTCCTAAATCCTCAAGAGCAGTTACATCAAAGTTTATACCCCCAATCTCTGCACTCTTACTACTTGTAGAGAAATATACATCATACTTATCCTCCTTGATTTGCTCCTTTCCATTAATGATTACCTTCTCATAAGTACCATCTGGTTTTCTTACCTTCTTACTGATAACAATACCATCACCTGCCCTACTACTAAACCAAGTAACCATAATATCCTGCATATACAAGTCTTGTGCTAAGTCTTGCATAGCAGCAGATACATCATCCTGTGATGTAGCAGTTGATAACTTAGTAATGGCATTCTTTATATCTTCTCCAACAGGAGTAGAACTTACTGAACTGTCATTTAGGTTGAACTCCTCATTATTGAAGTGCTTAACCCTTACAGCAGCAGGAGAATACTTACCAGCTCCATTAGGTATAAGCAGATATAATCTACCTTCCTTTTGGCTCATATCCACTGGCTTGATAATAAGACTATCATCAACCTTACCATTAGTGGTAAGAACACCATTCTTTATAATACCAAAGACAGGTTTTCTATCAGTTGAAGATACATTAGGTATTTCAGACAAACTCCTTTCAGTATTACCATAAGGAACTCTACCTACCATTACCTTAGATACCTTTGTAACAGGTGTGGCAATGAACTTGCCAGTCTTATTCTGCCTATTAGCATACTCACCTCTTATCTTCTCTTCAAGACCCTTCAAGCCCTCATACCTTGAAACACTATAATCAGACTCATCCAAACTACCTACTACTTGGTTGTTCCTCTTGTCTACAATGAAAATTGTATTCTCATTATAGTCTGGGTCAATCATAAAGCCAAGTTCATCACCTGCCTTTAAGTTACCCTCATTTACATATCTGAATGCTCCTTGGTCTCTTAGATAACCATAAATACCAGAGAAGTCTGCATTCTTTTCTCTCTCACTTACTACAATATCAAATGGTCTAAAGTCTCCTTCCTTACTTGCCTCTATGTGTAGTTCAGGTATAGCAGGTCTATAGAATTGATTAAGAGTATCTCTACTTGGTCTTTGTGGAGTTTCTACCCTTTCATTGGCTTTCTTATTCTCCTCATTAACCATCTCAGCAGTTATATTACCTACAGGTAATTCTGTTGTAGGTAAGTCCTCACTACTTGCTACAGTAGGAGTAGTAGATGTACCACTATCTCCTGTAGTATCTCTTCTATCATCACCTCTTACAGTCCCCTCTCTTTTCTCTACAGGCTTCTTATATTCAGGTGAGAATCTATCCTTGAATCTATTGTCATTATTTACCTGAGACATTGCATTCTGCAAAGCATATTGAGCCTCTTGGAATCTTGTTGCAGACAACTCAACATCACCCTCAGAATCTTCATCAAAGGCATTCTCATTATTGATATAAATTGAGTTGGAATTAGCCAACTGTTCAAGGTTTTCAGAGTTACTGAACTGGTCTTGAAGGAGCTTCATGGCATCTTGTTTAACCTGTGGTTCTGCATCTGACTCATTAAGAACTCTTCTCACCTCATTATTGTATTGTGAAGTTTCTCTGTAGTTCTTAGCCATTTCACTACCTTCATCCTCAAGTTCTTTTAGAACTCTATCCTTATTCTCTATATCATCTTGGGTATCTATGATGCCTCTGAACTCCTGTAAATTCTGTGCAGCATTCAAAGATACTTTCAAGTCATCAGACTTCTTCTTAGTTTCTTGTTGCACAGCTTGCTCATCAGCTCTTGCATGGTCTTCTGCTTGCTTTTGAGGATTCTCAAGATACTCTTTCAGCTTTGCATTATATGTCTTTGAGGCATTACCTAACTTAACAATATCATTCAGCTTAGTTGTAATATCTTCTTTCTCATCTGCACTAAGTACAGTTTCATCTACCTCATTAATCTCCTTAATAAGACCATCTACAAACTTAGGATTAGTTGCTAATGTATGAGCCAATGTCTTATCATCCTGACTTCTTACAAGATTAAGAGTATTTATTGCACCTTGAATAGCTCTTACATTTTCATCTGCTTGTCTGTATCTATCAGTTAAATCAGCATGAGTTTGACCTTCAAAGTCTCTGACTTGCTGATTGAATCTAAGGAATGAATCTAAGTTACCTAATACACTACCTATTGCAGATTTTACTTCTCCAGACATGGCTGTTGCTCTCTCAGACCAGTTACCTATCTGAGACTTCATCCAAGTCAATTCTTCAAGCTGGTCATCTGATAATTGCTGACCTGTCTTAATATCAAGCTCATCTTTTATCTTCAGATAATTGTTGATAGTGTTGGTCATTTCATCATGGTTCTGCTGCAACTTCTCTATCATTTCCTGCTTGCCTTCTGGGGTAGCATACATAGGATTACCATTCTTATCAACAAATGGACCTACCTTAGAGCCATCTTCAAGAGTAGTTGTAGTATTCTCTACAATAGAGGCAAGATTTTCATCTGATGTATCAAATGCTGTGTTAATTAAGGTAGTAAGGTCTTCCATTCTACCTGCATTATCAAACATGGCAATATCAGATACTAATTGAGCATGTTCTGCATTCTTGAAGCTGAACTCATCACCTTCCTCAGCAGCTCTATTCATATCATTCTGATACTTATTATGCCTGATAAGACCTTGATAGTAGTTCTTAAATTCAGGAGAGTTTATCCTGCTATTCATGTAGTTAGCAATCTCATTCTCTCTTGCTATCTTCTCATTATAGTCTCTCCATTCATTTATGGCACCACCCTCAATAGTGATTGGAGACTGAATACCACCTTGTGCATTTCTTACACTTCTGAATCTTGGCATACCTAATACACCTGTCAAAGAACCAATAAAGAACTCTTCCCACACAGAGCCATCATTTACTGTCTCATTAATTCCCTCAGCAAATGATTTAGTCCAACTTAGAGTCTCCTGTGCAGCCTCTGGGTCAGTCTTTGACTTATAGAAGTTATTTACATCAGTAGAGTAATAATTACCTGCTATTCTACTTGCAGCACCCTGTGCCATTTCCTCAGTACCTTCAGATAATGCACCCTTTGTTATTGCAGTAGCAGCACCTAATCTTGTAGTACCAGCAGTATATTCTCCTGCCTTACCTACTATATTAGTAGCCTTTCTTGCAGTCTTGAATCCATTAGCATATAACTTGCCAAATTGGATTATATTAGATGCAGTAAGGATAGGTATATTCATAAGCAAGTCTGCATTACCCATCTTCAATCTGTCCTCATTCAGTTTACCAAGTGCTGCATTGTAAGCTTCTCTTTCTCTTGCAATAGCTTCTTGATACTCTATATAAGCTGGGTCTACAAACTGATTACCCTCTACACCACTTCTTACAAGTTGCTTTCCTGCATTGGCTTCATATTCAGCCTGTATTGCATCTAACCTTTCCCTTAGACTGTCATCAAGCTGTGCTTTATGAAGCTCAAACCAATCCTTACTATTGTTGAGTGCTTCAATTCTGCCCTCATTTACTGCTGAGATAGTAGCACCTACAGCAGTATTAACTATTGCTGGAGCCTTTGAAGACTTAGCAATAGCACCAATGAGTTGAGGTAGCTTAGTTACCTTCAATCCAGCAGCTGTGACACCACCAGAGTAGAAAGCACCTACTGTGAAACCTAAGTTCTTGATAAACTTATCACCTAAGAAGTTAGCAGTGAAGATATTTTCATACCAAGGCTGCTCTTGTTCTGCCCTTGTATAATAGTTAGGTAATGCCTGCTCAGACCACTCATTAACAGACTGCATAGCTTTAGAGAAATCATTATCCCAAAGACCAGACCACCTACCTTCACCTATTGCAGTACCAGCTCCAAATATCAAACCTACAGTACCATCAAGGAAAGTAGTACCTGCAAGTATAGCACCTTTAGCAAGACCTGCTCCTATTTGTGCATACCAAGGTTGGTTATTAGCTCTTATATCCCCTAACTCCTGAAACTGTGCTTCAGTTGCAGTAGGCTCATCAAACATGCTCTCACCCCAAGGTGTAGCAGTTCCCTCTAATGAAGTTGCAACCATTTGCTCACCATGTGCCCTTGCATCATACAATGAAGTAGGAGCAGTATTTGCTCCTACATTCATGCTGAATGACTGAAACTCAGGACTAAGGTTAGTGTATGGCTCTTGATTTGCTTCCTGCAAATCTCTGAAAGTCATTGGACCACTCTTAGTAATATCTATATCCTTTACTTTAGTTTCTTTTGCCATATCTTAATATCCATAAGGATTAAACTCTTGTTCTTTTGTCTTATTCTGTACTCCTAATTGAGAATGGAATAAGTAGGCTTGCTGTATAGCCTGTGCATATTGTTGCTGTGCATAAGTAATTTCATCTGGAGTAGCCTGATGTATATTACCTCTTGCATCAGTATATTGTCCTGTATTGACTACTTGTTGCCATTGATTTGCAGCAGCCATTGCCCTATCTCTATTCTGTTCATTAGTTGTATTGATACCAGCAGGCATTCTATATCTTCTCACATTACCCTTATCATCTTGTATCATCACAGTAGTACCATAAGGACTAAATCTTGTAGCAGTTACTTTGTATTTATCACTCTTCAAGTCTTCCATAGTGATTTCCTCACCTGTATCCTTGAATTGCTTAGACTTGCTATCATAATCTACTTCTTTCAGACTTAATCCTCTACCAGCAGTCATAATAGCATCCTT